TAATGCTTGGGTGTCTGGTAATGCTTGGGTGTCTGGTAATGCTTGGGTGTATGGTAATGCTGAGGTGTCTGGTAATGCTAGGGTGTATGGTAATGCTGAGGTGTATGATAATGCTAGGGTGTATGATAATGCTAGGGTGTATGGTAATGCTAGGGTGCGAGATTTTGACGAAATTTCAAAAACTAGTCACTATTTTAACATACTAGGTTTTCAATACCCTATTACTGTAACCTACTCTAGTATTCATATAGGTTGTAGAGACTATACTATTGATCAATTAGATACTGTTTTTAGTGACAGTGAGTATAACAACAACGAAGATATACCGTTAATAAAAAGTATGATAGAAATAGCTTTAGAAAAAATATTAAGAGACTTATAGGAGTAATATGCAAACTAAATCAAAACAATTTTACAAAACTGGAACAATAATAAAAGACAACGAGACAAGTGAAGTTTTCAAGGTTATAAGCTGTACTAGAATCGGAGTTTTAGACGAATATAATTGGAAGCTTGAACTAAAAGAAGTTGACAACGAAGTTGAAACAGGTTATAATAAAGAGGACTTGTTAAAAGCTATAGAGTCAGTAAATATGCACGATAAAGATAAATTCATGCTTACTAATATGGTAGAAAGCGTTATTCAATAAAGGAGTAAATATGTCAACTAACACAGGTTACTATAACACAGGTGACTTTAACACAGGTTACTATAACACAGGTTACTGTAACACAGGTGACTATAACACAGGTAACCGTAACACAGGTAGCTCCAACACAGGTCACTGTAACACAGGTCACTATAACACAGGTAACTATAACACAGGTGACTTTAACACAGGTCACTATAACACAGGTAGCCGTAACACAGGTGACTATAACACAGGTGACTGTAACACTAATATACCTACTGTTAGACTATTTAATAAAGACAGTGGTTGGGAGTTTCATGGAGAAAATCACAATAAATTTAGAAGTATTATATACAAATATCAAAAACTATTATGTGAATGGGTATATGAAAATAAAATGACAGAACAAGAGAAAATTGATAACCCTACTTACAAAACTACAGGAGGTTATTTAAAAGTAAACAAGTCAACTTATAACGGTAAGGAAGTTACAAAAGAAGACAGAGAGTTTTTAGAAAGTGTACCTAATTTCGACGCTAAGATACTAGAGGAAACTACTGGAATAGTTTTTAAGCAAACTAAGACCATCATAATTGACGGTAAAGAAATAGAAATAAGTAAAGAAAGTTACGAAGCTTTCAAAGCACAATTTAACAACTAAGGAGAAAACGAACATGAAAAAATTATTAACAATTACAACACTATTAACTCTAGTATCCTGCGGTAAGGAACTTACTCAAATCAAGCAAGACGTTGACAGAGAGTTAACAAACGCTAAACAAACTGTAGATAGAGAACTCCACAACGGAGTAGAAAACATAGGTCAAGTTATTGAAGGGTTCGGACAGCTTCCTAGGCACATTGGTAACGATATCTTAGGTACAAAAGAAGACACTGATGAAAGGGTAGACGAGTTAGAGACAGACTTAGCTGATTTACAAGCTCAAATTGACGCTCTAAGAGACGAAATGAGAGCTTCTTTTAATAGCACTACTCTGAGTATAGGAGAGCTTTCTAGAGAGCTTTCTAGGGTAAATACGGAGCTTTCACAAGCTATTAACAATGCTGTACAGAAAGCCCATACCGAGTTAGCTATTGAAGTAGCTAGGTTGGAGCAAATGATTGAGGAAGGTGACAACGCTAACACTGTTTCGATCAATGAAACTATTGTACAAATTAACCAACTTGAAAATGATATTATAGACCTGACTAATAGTGTCGAAGATTTAGAAATAGTTTGTGAGAGTAGATTATTAGGTCACATCTTACATAGACTAAGTGTAGCGACTTCTTGCGAAGTTGACTAATTACTCCTTGTGTTTGAGGCGATTAAGTTCGCCTCTTTTTTAAACAAGTTGACACAATGCATAAAGGACAATATGAAATTTTTATTATTGCTAATTTTAATAAGTTGTGGTAAACCAGTAGAAGAGTACCAACCATCTATAAAAGATAACTTGCTTGATGAAAATGGTAATTGCATAGTTAACATAGGTCATAGAATAGGCGGAGACTTAAGAGAGTTTGAAGACAATACAATAAAAGGTTTCTTAGGAATATTAGACTACGAAAACCATGAGTGTTTCAAGATAGTAGAATTTGATATAGTGTCGGCAAAAGACGATATAGTCTTAAACCATGACAAAACCTACAAAGGAAAAGTAGTTTCTAAAAATAATAGTTACGATTTAGGACTTGACTTGCTAAGAGACTTGCTTTTTGAAATAGAAGCTTCTAAAATAGATAAGAAAATATTCTTCGACTTTAAACACGTTAACGAAACGCATCAAAAAGAAATACTAAGTTTAGCTATAGTTTTGAGTAGTAACTTTCGAGTTTTTTTCATAACTCATGAAGAAAGAAAAACTAGGTACAAAGAGATTTTTCAAGATGCTATAGAAAATGGTCTAGGGATTGGTTATTATAATTAACTATTGACACAAAGCACTAAAACTGGCATAATAAATTAGGAGGTAAATATGAACTGGGATAAATACGACCAATGGAGACTAGCTTCACCTTACGACAACGAAGTAGAAGTTTTCAAAGCTGAGAACTATGAATTTTACTCACTAGTAGAAAGTAGTGTCGAGGAATTTGACACTAAGATGCAAGAGTACGAAGCTTCCGAAACACCTAGCGACTACGAAACTAGAGAAGAATATTTAGAAGATTGTGCTGAAAACTTAGCTGATGAGTTAGGTTTATATAGTTCGGAAATTTACGCTATCGAAGCTTACGAAGAGTACGAGAGAAGCGCAAAAGAATACGCAGAAGAATGTAGATATGAATCTGATAAACAAGAGAGGTTACTAAATGACGATTAATGAATTAGACGACGTTTTATCGACACTATACGACTACCCATTTATAGACATGGAAAAGTTCTACGGTTACAAGGAAACTCAAGACTTGCTAGATATAATCGAAGGTAAAAACTATCTTCCTGTAGAAAAAGAAGAAGCTGTTAAAGACTTTGAGGAGCATCTACAAAGCTTTCTTGACTTCGAGACTAACTACAATTTAAAGATAAGTGACTTAGGTGTGAAACTTGACGACGAACATAAAAAGTTTTTAAATTGTTTTGGCAAAAAAGAGCTTGACACATAGCGTTAGAACTGGTATAATATAAGTAACAAAGGAGCAGATATGAAAGAAGAAATTTTAAATAAACTTATACAAAAGTCTTTAAGTTATGTAAATAGTGCCGAAGCTTTTCTAGGTAAAGAAGTACCTATTTACGTACAAGAACTATTACATTTTAAAACAATAGAACATTTAGTGGAATATTTTAATGACTTTTTTATAACTATTCCTATAGCGGTTTTATTTTTAGCATTTATATACTTCTTGTTTATAAAAAAAGACAAAGACGGGAAGAGGGATTTTGAAAAAGAGGGTCTTACTGAAGTTATGGTTATTAGTACCTTTGTCGGTATCATACTCTTAACTCCGTTAACTATTAGCGTATTTAAAACAGAGCATCTAATGAACGCTTATAAAGCTTACAAAGCACCTAGAGTTTATTTAGTTGAGTATTTTAAAAATGCTATAAAAACAAAGGAGTAAATATGCAGCAAACTACAAAAGAAACTATTGAAGAAATTGAAGAGAGTATCAACGGATTACTAGATACCTACGACGAGGCTATTAGAAAAGCTAAGAAAACTAAGAACCCTACTTCGGAAGCTAGGTACAATCAGGAGGCTTATGAGGCTGCGGAGCTTATTGAGGTGGAAATGTTGAAGCTACAAGCTTTTAGTAGCTTTGAAAAAGAGATTAGGTTAACAACAGAAAATGCGACACTACATTAGGAGAAGGTATGAACATAGGTGAAAAAATAAACCAATTTGACGCACAACTAGATAATTCTGTAGAAGCTTTTAACCAGCTTTTTATGAAGGACTTAACTTACCCTATAGGTACTACCATACAAGTAGGTGAAATGCTCATAGGGGGTCTTAGGGAGCTTCTGATAACGTATCAAAATGGTAAGACTGAGGTTATAAGATCGTTTTTACCTGACGCTGAACTAGTTTGGTCAAGGAAGTTAGGTAAGTATGTGAGGTCGGAAGGAAACTTTAATAAAAGGAGTTAGCATGGAAATTATAAAAAGATACAACAACAGAAAACTTTACTCGACAACTTTATCAAAGCATGTTACAATAAACTACGTACTTGACTTAGTGCGAACTAAGCAGAAGTTCAAGGTTATAGACAATTCTAACGGCAAGGACATAACCAGCAAGACGGTTAAGACTAGCTTAATGGAGCTTCCGATGAGTTTGGACACTATGCAAAAGCTGATACGAGGTGTTAAATAATGACAATATTCATAGGTCTAATCTTAATATATACTTGTAGTGTCGGGTTTTCAGCTAAGTACAGGGAAAAATACCTTTCTGAAAAAGACGAGACGATGAAACTTAGAGAAGAAATTGTCAGGTTAAAAACTGTTTATGAAGCCGAGTTACTAGAGATTTACAAGGTAGCTAGAGAACATGGATATAAAGGAGAATAGTATGAAAGTAACAATTAATAGAAATTCGTGGCATTACAGATGGTATAAGTATCTTGTAGAAAATGTTATGACTGGATACTTTGAAGAACCTAAAGCCATATGTAATTATTTTTGGGGTTTCTTATTCGCCAATTTAGTTTGTTTACTATTTGGGTTTTTTATGACGATGGTCATCGGTGGTCTGATTAGTGTAGTGATATCTCCCATATTACTATTTTTTATGGAAAACTTTGATGAAGATACTCAGTCATTGATTCTCCTCCAAACAGCTTTATTTGTCATAGGGTTAGGATATTATCTACATAAGAAGTATTCAGCGTATAGGATTAGAAAAAGTTACGAAAACCGTGACACTAAAGAGAACGGAGTTATGAAAGGAATGTTCTACGCTGTTAAAAATAAAGTATGTCCTATGATAGAGTATAAAGGAGAATAGTATGAACTTTGACACTAACGTAAACCTGTTAACAGACTTAACAAAGCATCTTCACGACTGTGGATTAAACTACGAGGTAACTTTCATACAAGAAAGTTTAGAAGAAGTGGGTACTACTGTGGAAATTATTGACGAACTTACAGGAAGAAGCTTGATTAAAACTACTGGTGAGAACCTAGAGAACGCTTTATTTAAAGGACTAAGTACTTTAGCTAGTAGGGTCTACAACTCGGAAATGTTGAGTGTGATGTGAAAGAACCTGTAACTTACTTGATCTTAGCTTTTTTATGTGCTATACTAGCTTATATGCTTGGGACTGGTACAATACTAGGGAGTAGTGTCGCGGTTTTAGGTATAGGATTTAGTTTAACAGCTTATTTTAAGGAGAAAATGTGAAAGACTATAGTGATAACAAATACTACAAGGGTATGACATCTGCAATAAATAAGTACCAAAAAAGTGAGAAGTATAAAAAGTATCGCAGAAAGTATGAAACTATGTACAGAACTTTAAATAAGGAACGAGTTAGGTACAACGCTTGGAAAAGTGCAATGAAACCGACTCTTAAGCAGAAAGAAACTTATTTAAGACAAAGAGGTTTGTGGTGCAGCAAGACTTGTGACTTTAAACTAAATGGAGAATTTTAATGTCGAAGAAAAAAGAAAGTTTATTGTTAACTTTATTAAAAGAAGAATACGAAAGGTTGGCAGAATTGGAAGAAATTGAAGACTACATAGATTATGAAGCATATGGACCTCAATTTGGTACTTCTCCGAATAGTGAGTTAATAAGTTTGTTAGATGAAGTAATTAAACAGTACGAACCTGATTTTCTGAATTTAGAAGAAAGGGCTAAAAAAGTAAAGCAAGATAAGATTGATAAAATGTTGGACACGGAAGTTACTTTTGGAAAATTCAAAGGTAAAAGGTTACATGATGTAGATTCTGACTATATGAAATGGGCTGTTAAGAACGTAAGAGACGATGATAAAAAGGAATTAATAAAAATTATGTTCAATTTACTGAAACTCGGACACTATAAGTCTAATCCTTATTTAGATGAGGTAGAGGACGGATTGGATTGGTATGTCTACTTCTAAAAAACTATACCTTTCCAACAGTCAAATAGACACCTACACAGATTGTCCTCGTAAATGGTATTTAGATAAAGTCATGAAGATACGACCTGACTTTCTTAGTTCACCTTTGTACTTTGGTAAAAACCTTGATTCCACGATTGAGAAATACCTACTAGGTGAAGTTAGCGACTATAAACAAGAGTATTTGAACCAGATAATGAGCTTTGAAGTTAACAACGAAGTCAAGAAGCTTCCTGAAGACTTACTCTCACTAAGGTTTGGAGCAGGAGACTGTGACGCAGACTTAATAGACCAGAGTGAGTTAGATAAGTTTTGTGACGACCTTGAGATAGAAGCTGTAAAAGCAGACGAGTTTCTAGAATACTGCAAACAGCTTAGAAAAAAGCGTAAGGTATACTCGGAAATTGAACAGAAGCTTTTTAATTACTGTGCGTTTTTGACACTAAAGGAAAAAGGTTTATTACTACTAGAAGCTTTGGTAGAATGGATTGACGAGAATGTAGCTGAGACTATAGCTTGTCAGAAGAAGATAGAGATCGAGAACGAGCTAGGTGACAAGTTCATAGGCTACTTAGACTTTATTGTGAAGTTAAAAGACGGTAGGACGGTCTTAATTGACCTGAAAACAAGCTCTAACCCTAAGCTATACTACCCTAGTGACTCAGCTTCAAAGAGTCGTCAGCTAGGTATTTACAGCCAAGAAGAGGGTATTCCTGAGGTAGCTTATCTGGTAGGTGACAAGAAGATTCGCAAAAGGGTTCCGAGGGTGCGACTTAGCTTTATAGAAGGGGTTATTACAGAGGAGCATCTTGATGAGGTGTTCGACGAGATAGAGCAGGTTACTGTGGAAATAAAAGAGAAGCTACAAGAAGGTAAGGGAGCTTTCGAGAAGAACCTAGATAGTTGCGACAAGTTTGGAGGATGCATCTATAGAGGTTTCTGTAAAAGTGGGAGTATGAAGGGCTTGGTCAAGCTGTGAAAAACTACAAAAATAGCTACACTAGACTAGTTTTACTACTTGCACAATTAATAATTATATGCTATACTATAGTACGAGGTGACGAAACAGCTAGGTTACTAGCGATACTTTTGTTACCTTTGAACTTTATAGCGTTTGTAACTTGGAGGAGTGATGAGTAAGTTTAAAGTAGGTGATAGGGTTAAATTCATTGATGATGTAGAATATTCAGACTTGTTAGAAAACGAAGTTTATACCGTTTCAGGCTTAAGAGAAAAGGGTGTGGAGTTAAAAGGTAAACCTATCAATGATTGGTGGTTCGACTATAGATTTGAATTAGTGTCAGAAATCAGTGAAAAACACGACACTAAAGAACCACCTATAGTAACCAAACTAGAAGAGTTCAAAATAGACCTAGGTATATACGGACACGACAATATAATAATAACAAGAGAAAAAGCAGAACAGCTTTATAAAGAACTAGGAGAAATGCTATGATGAAACTAGCTTGTGTAGCGATAGGGTTACTAAATATCAGCACGATACCATTTAACCAACAAGACTACGACGCTATAACAAGAGCGCAAGTAGTGTGCGAAGAAAGGTACGACAACGGTTGTATAAAGACCTTCCAAAAAAGAGAGCAAGGTGTTTACAGAGTAGAGTGCACCAACAAAGAGATGTTTGATAGAAAAGTTATTGACATTGTAGAAAAAGCTGCTATAATGAACGAGTTGAAGCATTTAACAAAAGAGCTTCGAGAAAAGAAATTGAAAGCAATCGGAATGGAGGAATAACATGAGTAATAAAGAAATTAAGTACAAAGACTCACCTGAAACTATCAGAAACAGAAGAATCAATGCTGAGTTTGCAAAAATGATGTTTAGAGGACAATCTAATTTAGAATTTTCTAAAACAAATCAAGACTTTAAAAATGCTTGTGAAAAAGCAGGAGTTCAACCTACTATAAGACAAGCTTCTAAATACAGAAGAAAGTCAGGAAAAGCTTACAATGAAGGGAGAAAATAACATGAGTTTAAAATTAGAGAAGATTGAAGACCTATTAGATGTAGATATCACGACACTAAAAAGTCCTGATAAGACTAAGCTACTAACAAGGTTGAAAGCTTTGATCAAACTAGGTGACAAAGTAGAGATCAAAACAGACGAGGAAGCTAAGAAGAACTTACCTTATACAGGAGTTTCTGTAGTAGGTAACAAGTTAGTCACTCTGAAGTTTGATCTAGAGTCAAAAGAAGCTAGGGTGACTGGTGTAGAAACTGACGACAGAAAACCAGTTATAGGACTTATGGCAATTAATACGGTAAAGAAATTAGCTAAGGAGCAAAAGTAATGAGTAAAGTAGACAGAACATTAGTAACTCAACATCTAAACAAGATCGACGGTATTGTAAGAGAAGGTAAGGCTGCTGAGAAAAGAGAACAAGACGGATATACAAACGAGGTGCTAATTAGCGACGCTAAGAAGATACTAGGTTTAAACGAAGACAGCTTACTTAATGCTGAGTTTGAAGCTCCATTCAAGAAGATTAACTTGCAAGTAAGTTCGTTTATTAACATTGCAAATGCTAGAGAATCTGCTGAGAAATCAGAACTTAGTGTCGAGATTTTGGACACGCTAAAAAAAGCTGAGAAAGAGCTTGCGGAAAAGATAGCTTTGTTGTATAATCTAGAAGTAGACGAACTTTACTTAGAAGGAGACGAGTAATGAGAAACGTAGCTTTAGGAATTGCTGGATTTGCGGCAATGTTTTGTACATCAACAGGAGTTTACTTAATTAGTGTAGGTAAAGTCGAATTAGGTGTTTTAAATTTAGGATTAGGGTTATTGAATGTTTTTAATTTTGAAACTGTAAGGAGAGACTCATGAGCAAACAAGAATCAACATTCGATAAGCTAAATAAACTAGACGTTAGCGACAAAGTAGAGATTAAGGACACAGGAAGAGTCAAGCTTTCATATCTATCTTGGGCTTGGGCTTGGGCTGAAGCTAAGAAACTTTACCCTGACGTTCAAGTTAGTGTCGCAGAAAATGAGCAAGGACTTCCTTATTTTACAAGTGACGAAGGAATCATGGTGAAAGTCGGAGTAGAGATCGAAGGAATTAATCATACTGTATACCTTCCTGTAATGGACGGAGCCAATAATGCTATGAAAACTGTAGATTACACCTTTAAAACTAAATACGGTGAAAAAGAGGTCAAAGCTGCTACGATGATGGATATCAACAAAACTATTCAAAGGGCTATTGTAAAAGGTTTAGGGCTTCATGGACTAGGTTTATATATCTACGCAGGAGAAGACCTACCAGAAGGTCAGGAAAAGTCGGACACTAAAGCTAAAAAAGAAGTTAAGTCACCAGTAAAAAAGAAAGACGAGAAGAAGTCAGGTAACAGCTTTAGAAAGAGTGTAAAACCTGAGCAAGAAGTTACTGAAGACGAGGAGTTATAATGATTAAAGAACTAACTAGAGAAGAGAAATCACAAGCATACGTTAAAGGGCTTCAAATGACCCTAAATGAGCTTCAAGGTAGACTACATGACCAAGTAGACGGACTTAGTACAAAACAGCTTAGAAGGGCTTTAAAGGCTTCTGTGAACTATATTACAACTAGGACAGACGATACTGACGCTAGAGCTTTACCTGAGAGTGAGCGAGAGTTCCTAGGAGGTATGTTCGCTGCTATTGAGACAAGTGTGCAATATGCTATTAATGTGATAGGTGAGTTACAATATAAACAAGATAACGTCGAGAAATCTGACATTAAAGAAGGAGAAACAAATGAGTAAGAAAAAAACAAGTGGGTACGTAGACATAGGGGTATTGATCTTAGCTAAGGACAAAGACAGTCAAGGTAAGTCTCAGTATTATATAAGTCTGGATAAGGAAGTAGAGATTACGATTAACGGAGTACCTTTTGAAAAAACAATTAGTGCTAAGAACATGGTTACTAAGTTTGAAGAGATGATTGCTAGAACTGACGACGAAGAGAAGATAGAGAAGTATGAGACTACTAAAGCTAGGTTTGAAAAAGGTGGAGATTTGGATTATATGCGTTTTGGATTGACAGCTAAGTTGGATTAAGAAATAAGGTGTCACATACCTTCCGACACTATCGAGTTCAGACTGGAACGTAATTAAGTGACTTCGGATAAAAGTAAAGTTGTGAGTTGGTCGCTGACCATTTATAAAAGGATAAACATGTTCAAAGCTAAAGACTTCCTAAGTAGAAAACCAGAAGTTATAACCTACTTTAAAAAGAAAGGTGTGACTGAGAAGACTGTGTCAGAATACTGTACACTTTGTATGATACCTTTGACCGTGGTTTATGAGTTTATACGAGACGAGTTTCCTGAGCATAAAGAGCTTTGTAACAGGAAGATACAAGATGTGAACGAGTTTGTAGGAGTTAGTGTCAAGAAATGTCCTTTTTGCGAAGAACCTTGTACTAACCCTGAGTGTGTATAAGGAGTAGTGTTGAAACTTCCGACAATACAAAAACGAGGTGAGTACGACGCTGAACTAGGTTTAAGGTTGTGTAAAGGTTACAAACGTGTTACAATAGTGTTGGGACTTTGGTGGTATAATGTGAGATGGGAGATAAGATGATTAAGTTAAACGGTTACGAGATAAAACCAACTATTTTCCCTGATGGGACAAGTCAGGTTTGGAAGATACCAGAAGAAGTTTTCACAAGAAGGGAAGTTTTGGAGCAGGATATAATTTGGGACTTTGAAAATGAATCAGAGTTTATTCATTTAGCTCAACTATGTGACTTATTACAAAGTAGAGGATTGATGGTAGATTGTTTGTTCATAGACACACTACCTTATGCAAGACAAGATAAGAGAGTTTCTAACCAAACAACTTTTGCAAAATATACTTTTATGAAACTTTTAAAGACTCTACCTTCTATAAAAAGTATAGCTACTTATGATGAACATAGTAAGGAATTTAGTCAGGGTATTATAAGTTCGATATTTCCAGCAAGTGCGATACTCGGTGCTTTAGAAACAAATCCTACACTAATATGCTACCCAGACAAAGGTGCTGAGAAAAGATATAAGAGTTATCCTTTTCTGAACAGTCTTCCTAGTTGTAGCTTATCAAAAGATAGAGATCAAAGTACAGGTTATATAAAAAACTTATTTCTGAACGAACTTATTAGTATCGAAGGAGAGGTTATTCTTATTGTAGATGACTTATGTGACGGAGGTATGACTTTTAAATTAGCAGCAGAAAAACTCTTGACTTTGGGAGCAAAAGAGGTTAATCTATACACAACTCACGGAATATACTCAAAGGGAGTAGACACATTAAGAGAATCGGGAATTAATAGAATATTTAATAGAAAAGGAGAAGTATGAACTTATTAGCAACATTGGCAGCAGACGGTTATAAGCTGAGTCACAGAGTACAATACCCTGAAGGTACTGAAAAGGTGTACTCTACATGGACCCCAAGATCAGGAAAACATCTTCCTCAAGTAAAAGAAGTAGTAGCTTTTGGTTTTCAAGGAGCTTTAAAAGAAATCACTGAGCTTTTTGATAAACAGTTTTTCTCAAGACCTAAAGAAGAAATAGTGTCGGAGTATAAGAGACAAGTAGCTGCTTATTTATTCAATCCTAACGTCTACACAAAACATTTAGAAGATTTACATGATTTAGGTCATCTTCCGATTGAAGTTAAAGCTTTAGAAGAAGGTACTTTAGTCCCTTTCAGAGTACCAATGTTTACAGTAGAAAATACTAAAGATGAGTTCTTCTGGCTAACAAACTACTTAGAAACAATTATGTCAGCTCTATTATGGAAACCTTGTACTACTGCTAGTATTGCTAGAGAATATAGAAAGATACTAGATGAAGCTGCTATCGAGACTACTGGTTCGATAATGGGAGTAGAGTTCCAAGGGCACGACTTTTCAATGCGCGGAATGAGCGGTCCAGAAGATGCAGCTAGGAGTGGATTAGGTCATATTTTAAGCTTTGTAGGAAGTGATACTCTACCTGCTGTACAATATGCTGAACAATATTATAACGCTGATGTCACTAAAGAGTTAGTGGCTTGTTCTGTACCAGCTTCTGAACATTCGGTAATGTGTGCTGGAGAAAAAGAAAGTGAACGAGAAACATATAGAAGGTTTATTGAAGACTTATATCCTACAGGAATTGTTTCTATAGTGTCGGATACTTGGGACTTATGGAACGTAATGGAAAATATTATCCCTAGCTTAAAAGACTCTATCTTAGCTAGAGATGGAGGAGTCCCTGAAGCTCCTGATAAGGTAGTTATTCGACCTGATTCTGGAAACCCTGTAGATATTCTATGTGGTGACCCAAATAATAGTGACCCTAGAGCACAAAAAGGGGTCGTAGAAATGCTCTATGATACTTTCGGAGGTACGGTAACAGAAAAAGGTTACAAGGTGTTAAATCCAAAAGTAGGAGCTATTTATGGTGACTCTATAACTATTGGAAGAACTAAGGAAATTGTTGAAAGACTTAAAGCTAAAGGATTTGCTTCAACTAACGTAGTGTTAGGGATTGGAAGCTACACTTACCAAATGATCACAAGAGATAGTTTAGGTTTTGCAATGAAAGCTACAAGTGTTACGGTAAACGGACAAGAGAGAGCCATCTTCAAAGACCCCATTACTGACGACGGAACTAAGAAGTCAGCTAAAGGTAGAGTACAGGTAGTTAGGTCATTGGTCGGAGATGAACTAGAAGTTTTTGATGATAATAATCCTAGAAGGTCTCATGCTCCAGACCTTCTACAAACTATTTACAAAGATGGTAAATTTTTAAAAGAAACTTCGTTAAGTGAAATCAGAGGAAGATTAAGTGATAGTTAAGTATATAAAAGACTCTATACTAAACGCTGAACAAAAATACATAGCTCACGGTGTGAATTGTCAGAATAGAATGGGTAGCGGAGTAGCTAAGGTTTTGTTTACTAAGTATCCGAAAGTAAAAGAAGACTACCATTATTGGTATGTACAGGATAGTGAGTTTTTTCCAAGAAAGTCTGACCGCTTAGGTTATTGTACCCAGTCACCTCAAGAAAATGGAAAGGTTGTATTAAATTGCTATACTCAAGAAAAATACGGTTACGACGGTGAGAAATATGTAAGTTACGATGCTATATACAATGTATTTGAAGAACTTAAAAACTTAGGTAAAAAAGAAGTAGCAATACCTAAAATAGGTTGTGGACTAGCTGGTGGTAACTGGGAAATAGTGTCGCGAATTATCGACGACGCTACAGGTGACGATTTAGATGTTTACGTGTATGACCCTGATATGGAGGATGAATGAAAGGTAAATTGGTATACTTCACAGAAGACCAGTACCAAAAACTAGTAGAAGCTTCGAGGACTATTCTAAAAGGTAGACGAGGTTCACATAGTAGGAAGTGGCGAATTAGGAAGAAGCTTGTTAATGAGGCTATTGACATAGCTGTTAGTAAGATGATAGAGGAGTTAGGTAATGACTGATTTTGAACAGAAGAGGAAGAAGCAAGCAGGTATAAGAAGCTTGGGTGACTTGAAGAGAAGTGGAGCTGTTAGCGGCAAGATAGACCCTAGTAAGTTTATTCACGGACCTGAGAAAATAGATGCTCTAGTAAGGAAATTGCAGAGAGGAGATTGTACAGGAGGTTTAGCCGGACCGGGGGTAGGAAAGACAACTTTTTCTTTGTGGATACTTAAACATATTCTTAGAAATAATTCTGAAGGTATAGTAGTATTCGTTTCACTGGAAATGACAGCTTCTGAGATAGCTGAGAAATGGTTCAAAGCTACGGAAGATGAGCCAGAATTAGCAGATAGACTTTTCATCGTCGAGAATTATGACGAAGAAGGTAGGTCTAAAGATATGACAGTAGAAGATATAAAGATAGAGTTGACTAATATTAAAAATACCTTGAATACAACAATTCATGCTTATGTACTTGACCATTTTCACGAAATTCATATTGGTAATAGTGCGGACTATAATCCTGTAGCAAGACAAGTAAAAAATATGACAGTAGAGTTAGATACTCATGGTTTTATCTTGTCACAAACTACAAAAGATAAAGGTGTCGGTGATTTACCAGTACCAAAGAATGGGTGTTTTGGTTGTTCTAGATTTGAAAACTTAATGACTAACATAATAACCATCTTTCAGCCTTTGAGAAGAGTTGAGAAAGAGTGTAAACTTCCTGTAATGGGATGGCAATATGCAAAGATTCGCTATAAAAACAAAGGAGATAAAGTCAAAGAAGGAATGAACTACCTAATGAGGTATGACTTTGACACAGAAGATCTTATTGATCTGAACACAGAAGAAGTAGCTATATTCAAGATGTATTATGAGAAGGTTTTACAACTTAGACAGAACGAAGAGAAATATAAGAGCTTTCAGTTCGACCTGTCCAGAACTATAAAAGGTAAAGATGGTAAAGAAGTAGAGCTTGATGATGTATACGGAGGTGGTAAACCTGAAGAAGGAGAGTTGTAGTGTTGACTTTTTCATAGTAAGATGGTACAATATTCAGAGGAGGTTTAAATGAAAAGAAATAACTTTTTTAAAAAACAAACTTTGAATAGAAACGAAGATTATGAATTAAACAAAAAAGAAGCTGCTGAATATAAGGTTCTATTAAAGCGTATTTATGAAAAAGACTTTGATCATAATATAAGCAAGAACAGATTTAGACATCTTATTTATAGTAACTGTTTTTATTGCGGAAATCCACCAAAAGAAGACTCTAAGGGTTTAGTTAGAAATGGTATAGATAGGATGGATAATTCTAAAGGGTATACTGATGATAATGTTGTGAGTTGTTGCTCCACTTGTAATTACATGAAGAAGTCAATGGAACCTGAGGAGTTTTTTAACCACTGTAGTAGAATAGCAAAAACTTCAAAAGAAAGATTACTACATATCAGAAACTTAGGTAAATCTTCAATAGAGTTTAAAGTTTACATGTTTAAATTTGGAAAATATCTATCACCTAATGAAATATTTAAAGCTATAAGTGAAGGTTTATTGTCAAAAGAAGATATAAAGTATGATTTTAAAATAGCTGTAAAAGAGTCTAAACTAGATTTTACAATCGTTAAGAATCAATTGAAATCTTTAGGTTTGAAAACTAAAAGACTATCTAAAAAAGTTTATGATAACCTTCAAGTTAAAATGTGGAATGAACTAAAAGATAAGGATAATTTCATAGAAGTAGAGGTTTCTCAGATGTCAGAGCTTGTTAAAATATGCAAAGGTGTTAAATAACTATGATACCACTAATCGTGACACTACTATTCCTACCCTTGCTAACCTCCTTCATACCGAAAGATATCGAACCTTATGTAAAAGAAGTCTACGAGATATCTGAAGGTAACTTAGACGGTAAAAACCTTGACTACAACTTTTACAGACTTGACAACCAAGAACTAGGTTTCTGCTTTGAAGGACTAGGTAGAGTTGGGATTAACCTGAAGTTCTGGTACAAGCTTTCTGAAAAGGATAAGATAATACTTATAGCCCATGAAATAGCCCATTGCGTAAAATCAGCAGACCATATTGACACAAAGGAAGGAGTGTGCTATAATAATTTTATGAGCAGTTACTCAACTTCTGATGACTGTGTCAACAAGTACTATGAAAAGTATGTAGAGCAAATGAAGGAGATATAGTGTCAGAAAAAGATGAAACAAAAGCTATAATACCTCAAGGTGAGGTAGAAGAGGTTGAGATAAACGGAATAGTTTACACTTATGTAAATGGTTTTCTAATATCAGCAATGACAATAGAACAAAAGAAGAATCTTGAAAAACTGATAGGAGATGTGAAATGATAATATGGGTAATAGGAGTAATAGTTTTTTTAACTGTAGTTTTCACACTACATGAGTTATTTGAAAAAGTTGATCAAAACTTCTCCGAAGGTGGAATAGTGTCAGAATCCAGTGAACCAGAAAAAACTGACACTAAAGAAATCACTTTAAAAAAAGGTGACAAAGTTCTTGACGAATATTATGAAAAAATTATGGAGGTTTGGTATGTGGAGTATGACAAAAAAGGTAATCTTTTAAGATATAGGTTCCTTGATAATAGCTACGATACGAGTTATGATGCTGAAAGACTGATTAATGGAAAGCATAAAAAACTAGGTAATCCTAAAAAACTAACAAAAGAGACAAAGGATATTGAAAATGATGCTGAAGATATTCCTAAGTCAGTAGATGTTTACATAAAAACCAACTATAAAAAATCAGCTATTAAGTTTACCTACGAGCTAGATTTACAAACTTACCATAACAAAAGTAGTAGAGCTGAATTAGAAGAAGGTATTTTGACGGAATTTATAACATCTAGAGAAAGTATTCAACTTGACTACGCTATATACAATGACACTCCCGACTTATACAAAGAAGGTATTCAAGGAGCAATATACTTTTACGAGAAACAAAAAGGAGTAGTCATAAACCCTGACCATATCCTAGAAGCTTCTGTGAAATACAATTATAGACCAGCTAAAGTGACCCAAACAGTAAAAACATATAGCGTTTGTGAGTGTTAATATGAAAATAACCTTTACAAAAGACAGAGATTTGACCAACGAATTTGACACTACAAAAGTCACACTAGAAGTAGAAACAGCGTGCAGACAAGAAGTTATAAATGCTTTTATAGAGTTTCTAGCAGGGTCAGGGTTTTCTGTGGAGGATTTAAAAGAGGAGTGGTATAATTGATGAACCCACTACAACAAGCTATTAAAAACGGACTGTACCCAAAGCGTATGGTAGTGTCAGAAAACCAAGTTCGTGAAATAGTTAAAGATTTCTATACAAGATGGGAACCTTACGATGAATCTAATCAGTTATTAAAACAATACGCTCATTGTACAGCTTACTACATGACAAGAAGAGGTGGACAAAAGAAGTGTGTCGTTATTTGGGACACTAGAATATAAAGGAGAATTAAATGAGTATAGATTACAGTCCTGTTGGAGGTATTGGCTTAGAAGTTACTGACGAGATCAGAAAGAAGCTTGTTGTAGCTAACAAAGGAGATTTTGACGGAGACATGAATAGTCTATTATCGGATCTAGAATTTAACTATGAAGAAGCTGGTGACGGTAGTTACTCAGGAGACGATAATATATTTTACATTATGGTAGATGGCGATACTTTAACTGAAGTTAATAAAAATGTAAAAAAGTTAATAAAGAAGTTAAGTTCTATGAAAATCGAAGTCGATATTGATAGTTTTAAAATAATATCTGATCTACACGTTTGGTAATATGAAGTTAAGTGTTTTTCCAAGAGCTAAAGTACTTCCCATCAGTAAGGAGGAAAAAAGCATAGAAAGCTTAAACGTTTCTAGACCTAATAAAGCTGTTACTAAGGAATTTACAACAGAAGATGATCTTATTGAAATAGTTACTAATTTTACTTGGTCACCGTTTGTATTCAGGGAATATCGTCATGAAGATAACTTTATATCAGTAGATGTTTTAGCTTTCGATATAGATTCAGGTATGAGAATAGAAGAAGCTGAGGAAATAGTTCATAAACTAAATGTTACCTGTATTTGTTTACCTAGTACCAGCTTTACAGAAGACGAACATAGATTTAGATTGATCTTCCCTCTAGCTAAGACAATAACTGATAAAGGCGTATATAGAGCTACTTATGCTAAATATGCAGAATACTTTAACGTAGACCCATCTTGTAAGGACTTGGCTAGATTTTACTTCGGTTCAACTCTTGTAGATGGCTTTTATTACGAATCTGACTTACTAGAACCAGTACCTCCTCAGAAGCCCAAAAACAGCCCTAAAATGGATTACGATACCAGAGAAAGGGTCGAGGTAGGGGAGAGCTTAGAGGAGCTTGTAAAAGCACTATACGGTGAACCTAGGGAGAAGATACCAGAGTCTATAGCTTACTTCTTGGAAAATGCACCGGATAATTTATCTGGAGAGTGGTTTCGTAGTTCTAATGCGTTTCTCTTCACTTGTGGATTGTCAGGTTTAGACCGTGAAAGAATTAAACAAGTATTCTTTAGTTTATACCCATATGAAGAACTTACTGAGAAAAAGGTTGCAAAAATGATAGAAGACGGTTATAATGAAAGAGAGGAGGAGTTATGAAAGATTGCATGTTAGACATAGAAACATTAGGTAATAACACAAACCCTGTTATTACTCAAATTTCAGCAGTACAATTCGATTTAGTGTCGGGAAAAATAGGAGAAACTTTTAATATACTGATAGACCCTATGAGCTGCATAAAAATAGGAAATAAGATAAGTCAAAGTACCATGGAGTTCTGGTCAGAACAGGATAAGGAAGTATTTAGAAAAGTCGTATTAGAAAGTTTCTTAACTGGAAAAGAGATTCAACAAGGTTTACAAGAATTGAACCTGTTTTTAAAAAACAACAATACTGAGTCGGTTTGGGGTAATGGAATAATGGCTGACAATGTGTGGTTAGAAACTACATATGAAAACTGTAACATATTACCACAGTGGAAGTTTTTTCAACACAGAGACGTTAGAACTATTGTAGACTTAGCTTCTAGACTAGGTTCTCCGAACTATAAAAAAGATAACGAATTTATAGGAGAGCGTCATAATGCTATAGATGACTGTAAGTTTCAAATAAAGTATTGCTCAGACTACTACAAATATATAAAAGGAAACTTATGAAAAAATTAGATAGTGTCGGAATAGTCAAAGCTACATATGACCCAGAAGCTGATATAAGATGCGTACCTTTATATCAAGACGAAGAAGGTATATTCCATGTAATAACAAAAGACACCTTGGACAAACTTTACCAAACTCAGGTAGAATCTTTAGAGTCCGAAATCACGACACTAAAACAAAAGCTCAAAGACAACCAATCCAGTCTAATAGCTGTATTAGCTGATAACGAAGACCTAACAAAGCAACTTAGAATAGAATCAGAAGCTTGTGAACTACTAAACGAGCAAGTTAAAGAACTAGTTCAGAAGAATAAAGAGTTGACTAGGAAACTTAGAGATAATGACTAACCTAGACTGGTTTTACCAACTAGACTTCTGGACTGAACACGCTACTTGTTTAGAAGACTTAGAGCTTATTGACGAAATAATAAACTTGTGCTATACTGATAAAAGAGTTGACGAGATAGTAGAGCGTTTTTACGACGGAGACTGGGTTGACTTAACAGAAGAAGAAAGAACGTATTTAGAGAACTTCTACGTTTTGAACGTGGTTGAAGAGTTTTTAGAGGAGTAATTATGGACGATGAAGAATTTAAAACATTTAAAGAATGGAAGAGATCACGTAGGTACGTAAGAAAAGGTCAAAAAGCCTATAAATTTAACGAAGAAGGCGTAGCTCTTTTTAGTAAAAAACAAACCGCTGAAACAATATACACTTACGAACCTGAAGAATATACTGGCGTAAAATACGAGGAAAATATAGATTTTTGGTCTAAGGCAAGTCCTTATGCTACTTATGACAGAATAAAAAACTATGACTTGGAAGTTTCTGATGAAGATTGGAGAAAATTGATGATACAAATAGAGAGAATAGAGCGATAATATGTACCTTATAGACGACGAAACAGCTTACAAAGACTTCAAAGACTACCTTCAAGAAAACCCTAAGATATTATCAGTAAAAGGTAACGTGATAACTACAGAGGACTTTAGTGTCGAGGTTTTGGAACCTTATGAGAAGTTATTGAATGAAGTTATTTTACTAAAGCCAATTACAGCAACAGAGCTTCAAGATATGATAGAAAAAGGTAACAAAAAGGTTTCGGAAACTATGTCAGAAAAGTTTAAAGTTTTACATGAAGACCTTGTTGGAGATATAAAGGAAGGTTTGATTAGCATGTTGGGAAATTCAGACACTACAGAAGGTGTTATAGAAAACGCAGGTTACAAGTTTAAAACTTATTAGGAGAGTTATGAGGTTAATTATAGCAGGTAAAAGAACATTCCCTAATCGAATGTCAGGTATGATTAAAGATATTTTGGATATTTACGGATTATTTGAAATAGTAACAGAAATCGTAGAAGGAGGAGCTAAAGGAGTAGATGCTTCAGCTTGTTACTTTGCAGAAAAGGTTTATGGGTTTCCAACTAAGAGATTTTCTGCCGACTGGGAAACTCACGGTAAAGCTGCTGGACCGATCAGAAATAGACAGATGGCTGAATATGCAGACGCTTTATTACTTATTTGGGACGGTAAGAGTAGAGGTTCTGCTAACATGAAAAAAGAGATGCAAAAGTTAGGAAAAGCTATTTATGAAGTAGTCATAAACAAGACTGAAAAAGAAAGCGAAGGAGAGTTATGAAAAGAAGCGAAATGGTTGATGTTATAGAAATGGCAATAAATCTGAATAGGTCTAAAGATGTAAAAGGTCTAGCTGACTATATATTAAAAACAATGGAGGGTTTTGGAATACTACCTCCAGTCATCGAACAGGTTGTAATGACTCCTGAGTACGAAGGTGATGAAGATTCTTGGATAGGTAATCAAGATGAATATACTATAGTATCAGCTCTACAATGGGAACCTGAGAATGATTAAATACTTCAACAACGACTGGATTTACGATTTAGAAACTTATAAGAACTTGTTTTCTATGTGTGTTATTTCTAGTGACGGTAAAGAAGGACATGTATTCGAGATATCTGACCGTAAAGACAACAGAGAGCTTATGTTCGAGTTCCTAGAGCGTATAAAAGACGGTAGACTGGTAGGTTTCAACAACTTAGCTTTTGACTACCCTATACTACATTTCATACTTAACAATAAGGATTGTAGTGTCGCGGATATCTTCAAAGAAGCTCAGAGACTTATTAACCAAATGAGAAATGAGAGGTTCGGAAGCTTTATAAAACCTAAAGACGTTAAACTAGCTCAGGTGGACTTGTTCAAGCTTAACCATTTCGATAACGCTGCCAAAATGACCTCACTAAAAGTATTGCAGTTTAACATGAAGATGGATAACCTTCAAGAGTTACCCTACCCTTTTGACACAGAACTAACCGAAGAACAAATGCAGCATATAATCGAGTACAACACTAATGATGTAGTCGCGACACTAAAGTTCTATTACGAGAATATAGGAGCTTTAGAACTTAGAAAGTCACTATCAGAAAAGTACTCAATGGACTTTACAAATGCTTCAGACTCTAAGATCGGAGGAGAAATCTTCATACAAGAGTTAGAACAAGCTAAGAAAGGGTCTTGCTATACTTGGAAAAATGGTAAAAGAATCAAGAGGCAAACTAAGCGTAAAAGTATTCACTTAAGAAGTATCATCCTACCCTATATAGAGTTTGAGCGACCAGAGTTTCAAGCTATTCTGGAATGGTTTAAGCTGCAAAGTATTTCGGAAACTAAAGGGGTCTTTTCTGACATTCTAGAATCTGACTTATATAGTGTCGCGAAATACGCCAAGTTAGTAGAGAAGAAGTCTAAGAAGTTGGACGGAGAACCTACTGAACAAGATTTAGCTTTATTCAGAAAGGAAAAACCTTTAGCTCAAGTTTTAGAAAAGGAGCTTAAAAGTGGTAAAAAATCTTATTACTACACTTGGAATATCGCAGAAGCTTTGAACGTAGTTATTAACGACCATAAATACGTCTTTGGAGTTGGGGGTATCCATAGCTCAGTAGAACCTCAGCTTGTAGAGTCCGATGACGAGTACGTTATCATCGACCTTGACGTAGCTTCTTACTACCCGAACTTAGCTATTAAGAATACGCTATACCCTAAACATTTAAGTGAGCAGTTTTGCAAGACTTACGAAGCTTTGTACGAGGAGCGTAAAACTCATCCAAAAGGTACTCCAGAAAACGCGAGTATAAAACTAGCCTTGAACGCTACTTACGGTAACTCTAATAACCAGTACTCTCCTTTTTACGACCCTCAATATACAATGGCAATTACGGTTAACGGACAGCTTTCTTTGTGCATGTTACTAGAGCAAATTCTGAAGCTAGAAGGAGCTACTTCAGTACAGTCAAATACTGACGGTATAACGGTTCGAGTAAAGAGAAAGGATTCTGATAAAGTAGATGAGTTTATAAAAGAGTGGGAAAATACTACAAAGCTTGAGATGGAGCGAAATGACTACTCTAAGATGTATATAAGGGACGTAAATTCTTACATTGCTATTTACGAAAGTTCTGGAAAATTTAAAGCTAAAGGAGCTTACGAAATTACTGACGAGCATCATAAAAACCAGTCAATGAAAGTTGTGCAAAAAGCTGTACAAAGACATTTATTAGAAGGTGTTTCTATTGAGGAAGCTGTGAGAAACCACGAGGATAAATACGACTTCATGCTCCGAGCTAAGATACCAAAAGCTTACGATTTAGTTAGTGTAGATGACGAAGGTAACGAGACTAAAGAGCAGAATGTATCTAGGTACTATGTTTCAACTTCTGAAAAAGCTAAGACCTTGATTAAGATAATGCCGTCATTAAAAGGTAAGGATGAACCTAGAAGGAACAACTTACAAGTAGGACGAAAGTGCGTAGTTTGTAACAGGATAGAGGACTTTGCTGGAGATATAGACTACGATTACTACATAGAAGAAGCTAATAAGCTTGTTGACATATTTAAAAAGTAGTGTTAGAATATAATAGAGGTAATTATGATCTGCGATAAATGTAAACAACAATTCGACGAACTATATGGAAAAGGTCCTTACAACAGTAACAAAGACCTAGGTTCCTACTGCTTAGACTGTTACGAAGAAGTATTTGAAGAGGAGTTCTATGAAGATTCTGAGTAACAGAGTAAAGTGTCTAAAGTGCGGAGATGTTATATACTCAGCTCATAGACATGACTACAAAAAATGCTCTTGCGGTAACATAGGGGTAGACGGAGGAATGGAGTACCTGAGAAGAGTCGGTAACATGTCAGATTACGAAGAACTATCTGTCTCACTAGATGACGAAGTGTATGAAGCTTGTAAGGAAGCTCTAGAATGGTGTGACGAAACTGGAAGAAATAACCTAGGTAAACTCTCTGCTATTTTTAGAGCTTTAAAGGACACAGGATATTTAGATGATAAGTAAAATAACTAACTTCTTAACTTTTGTTAAAAGATTCCTATACTACGGATACCACGGAGCAAAGTTCACAACAGACTATGATGCAGAAGGAATACACGACCTCATATACGCTCATATTAAGCGTGTGAGCGACTTTATGCACGACCCTAACCTTACCCACTTAGAATGGAACTCGGACCCAAATAACAAGGATATGAGACGTTTAAAGGAGCTTCTAGAACTAGCTGATAGAAAACGAAAAGACTATAGTGTCGGGTTTTATGTAAATAAGGTTTTTGAAGAAGTTAGAAGTTCAGGTAAAAAGATTAGTATATTCGATAGATTTAATAACCCTGAGTTTAGAAAAGAGCTTAATATAGCTCGTAAAAAAGACAGGATGGTGAGAAAAGGGATAGAAGATAGATACTGGTACTTACTTAGAGAAAAAGTACCTAGCTTCTGGGATTGATTATGAGCTATAAAGCGTATGTATGTAGAACAGATTGGCTATATCACTTTCCTGATGATTGGAACGGAGTAGACATATACTTCTCAAAAAAGTCAATAAAAGCTCATAGAGAGTGTGTGAAAGAATGTGGTATAGAACAAGTTAGAGTAGTGTCAGAAAAAGAGTATCAAAAGCTACAAGAAGAGTTAGAAATGCTTCGTAGAAACTTAAAATCTGTTCTCAGTAAAGGAAGTCCTTATGGTACCGCAGAAGAGTGTGTAGACGATTTATTCGATTCTATAAAAAAAGGTAAAGATGAAGAAATCTGAGTTTATTAAGAAAGTATTAAAGAGTCAAAGTAATACTGTGTTTACTACCGAAGAACAGGTTGAAAATGCCATTAAGATTTTTGAGAGGTGTGGAATGTTACCACCTAACTTAGAAAGAGAAAAAGGGACTTCTTATGTAGATAAAACCACTGGTATGACCGTAGGTTTTTTCAAATGGAAGGAAGAATGAAACAAGGATACTACACAGCAACTCACGACAGCAGCTTATTTATACGAGTTGACAAAGTTCACCATATAAGTGAGCGAACTGGTAAAATCAAGTTACGAGCTTCTGTATTTTACAAAAGTAACAACGAGGTTTGTCACTGGATTACACCGAAAGGAAGTAAGAACCTAACTTTGATTTATAGTGTCGTGAAAAACTGGATACCATATGAACCAACTGGGTAAACAAGGATACTACCTTTCAGAACTAGGTAACTTAATAATTTACTACGGTTTAGGAGAAAATGAGTACCATCCTGATATGTACTTTTACGAGATATACAAGAAGATGTGTAATGACAGACCTGAAGAATGGAATCATGTATTGACAACTAAAGAAACTCTTGATATACTAAATAAGACTTTAGAGTTTGAATACTTAGGAGAGTTATGAACCTTGATAGAAAATTAGAAACAATCAAAGAACCTTGTTATAGTAACACTGATGAGTTTATGTATAATATAGGAAAGTTATTAGGTGTTTTCGAGATAGTTAAAAAACTTCGTGACGACTCTTTTATAGTAGCTTACAATGAGAGCGATAACTGGTACGACTTTGTATTCTTGGAATGGGAAAGTGAGTCGGACGAGGGTGTCTTTTACAAAGAATTGTGTAGAGTTTCTGGACCGGGAGGTAAAGATAGCTCCTTAAGGGAATGTAGACATACTTACTTTGCAGACAACGGCTATATCTTCTATATGAAAAAAGAAAATATCAGAGCAATGTTAGATTTCTTAGAAGAATACTACGACTTGGATTAGGAGAGTTATGAAATTTGAAGAAATGTTTGAAATAGGAGAACTTATATATTATCACAATACTATTTGTAGTGTCGAATCTTTTGAGTTTATTAATAAAAATTTCTCATTCCTTCGAGGAGGATATTGTTATGTATTAAAACCTTTGTTAGGGAGAAAACATTTACTTGATCGTGAAGAGCTTCATCTATATGAAGAAGATGTCAATATTTTCAGTTTTGGAGATATGGTAATAACAAATCCTTCAAAAGTTACAGAAGAACAACTTATTGAAGAAATGGTCAAAAACCTCGACACTATAGAAATTATTGGAGAAACTACTTGCAATTTTGACGATGATGGTGTATACTTATTTAAGGATGACGATGGTGTTTACTTGAGTCCTCAAGAAGCTTTAGAGCTTAAGAAAAAACTAGATAAATACGTAGGAGAAAAATTATGAAAATTACTTTATTTTTAATGTTACTAACAGGGTTTGTAAGTTGTGGATTCCATTCTGTAGATAACGGTAGTGTTGCGATTGTAGTAGACACCTTTTCAAAGAATGTCCATAACGAATTAGCTACTAGTGGTTTAACTTTTAAACCCTTTACTAGCTTTAATGAAGTAGATGCTACAGATATCAGAGTTGAAGTAAATAACCTACAACCTAAAGATAAGAAAGGTATGAAGTTTGAGGACGTAGATCTTACAGTCACAGTCAGGTTAATCCGAGAAAAAGTGGTAGAGTTATATAAAGAAACTAAAGAAATTAACTATATTGAAGAAAATGAAAGCTATGTATTAGGGTATAATAAATTGGAACAGATAGTAAATTCTGCTACAATTAAAGCATTTCAAGAGTTTACTTATCAGGAATTTGTTGACGAGAGGTCTCTACTTGAAAAAAGAATAGAAGAGAAGATTGTGAACGGTGTTTCTAAATTAATGTACGGTGCTTATGACATTGTGGATGTTGACACTAAGACTATTAATTTAATGCCTGAAATAGAAAAATCTTTTCAAAATAGGTCATTGGTTGCTCAAAAACTATCATTAGTAAAAAGTAAAGAAGAACTCATGTTAAAAGAGCTTGAAGTTAAGCAGAAAGAAATGGAAAGACTTAATCAGATAGCTAATAAAGTAGGAGTTACAATTAAAGAACTCATGGATTACCAAATTCAACAAGAGAGAAACGAGGTACTTAGCGATCTAACTAAATCTAGTGGTTCTAATATACTACTAAACGTGGATAAAAAATGATTAAGAAACTAATATCGTGGCTAATAGAGCTATTTAGAAAAAAGCCTAGAAAGCAGAAAGAACTTGAAGATAAGATAGAGGACTTAGAAAATAAACTGGAGGATATAGATGAGAGTATTAACACTCCTTCTGATAACGTCGATTATCTCAACAAGTAGTTTTGCTCAAACTGCGACACTACTAGAACAAGGTGAACCAGCTCCTTTTACTGGGACATTAGTCACAAACGAGAGGGTTGACAAACTAATTAAAGCAGAGAAGAAGGTAATAGTCCTAGAAGACCTCAGAATCACTCAGGAACAGCTTATAGAGTTCCATAAAGACCAAGCTAGGGTTACTAGACGGAAGCTCACAGAAGCGAAATATGATAGCTATATGAACGTATTAGGGGCTTTCTTTATAGGGGTTTTAGCTACTAGTGTCGCGATTAGGGTAAATAAGGAGGTTATGAGGTGAAGTGTAAAACATGTAACGACAGTAGAGTGTTTACTTACTACGGACAAATTGCTACTTGTGCTGATTGCTCCGATAACTTAAACATTGTTGAATATATTGAAAAACTTCAAAAGAAAGTCGAGATACTTGAGGCGGCTTTGGGGTATTATTTGCCAATTTTGGAAGAAGAGTTGTCATGTGGTGCTTACGCTAGGCAAGTACTACAAAAAGCAAAGGAGTTGAGATGAGTGATTTTTTAAATATATATAAAGATGTGTTAACTGGCTACAAGGAAGAATCTGACAATGATGCTCCTGATTCATTTGATGAGTTTGTATTGAGAAATATGTGTGAGTATTTTTACGATCGTGGCTCTGATAATTCACAACAAGAAAACCAGCGACTAAAAGAGCTTTTGAAGGAGGCTTGTGCGCTTATTGAGAGAGCTGAGGACGATGTTAGTTGGACAGGAAACCAGTATGAAGAGTTTCTAAACAAACCCGAAGTAAAGGAGATTAATAAATGACAATTTTAACAATAGTATTGACTTTAACCTTAATAGGTGGTATCCTATATCACAGGAAGGTATTGTCAGATTTACAAGAAGGCATAAATCTTCATAAATTGAATACTGAAGCAGTTTCTCAGAAATTTTCAGACTATCAATTCAGTATGATAGATATAGAGATACAAAGAATGAACTCAGTTTACTACGTACCTAGGATTAACGAGATAGTTACTTACGAGGAACTACGGCTTTTAGGAGAGATTTAATGACAATACATTTACCGACACTACTAGCAATAACAGGCTTTACAGTATACTTTTTTATAAGGGAAATGATAGCTAATTCCGAACTCAAGGAACAAAATAGAGTGTTAGAGCAGGACGTAGAAACACTGGAATATAAGGTGGATAATCTCAGCCGAGGTTTTACAGATTTGAATATTTCATACACACAACTTTATGAAAAACACGACGACTTCCTAGGTAAAATGGTAGATGAAGCTACTAAAAGAACTAGGACGGTTTACTATGTACCGAGATTGAACAAAATAGTTGAGTATAAAGAGTTAGTTGACTTAGGAGAGTTATAATGGGAATGTACACAGAGTATGAAGCTACTATAAAAATACCAATTAACGATAAAACTAGAGACTTACTTAATTATATTAACTTGCAAGAATACGAGGTTCCTTTTTCTGACCACGAATTTTTCAAATGTAAAAGATACACTCATTTGATATCTGGGTGTAAATTAGAGGAGGAAGAGTGGGGATATTACTCTTCTCCTGAAAATACAAGAATACTTATTATAAAAACAGATATGAAAAACTACGATAATGAAATAAAAAAGTTCGTAGATTTTATATCAGACTACACAGAAGACGAAATACTAGGTCACTCTATTTACGAAGAAGATTTCCAATATACTTACCACTTTAATAAAAACAAAGGTAAAAAATGAACTTAGACGACAAAGAAAGGTTAATGGAGCTTATCATGGACATTCAAGAGCTTACACCAGAGCTTGATTGCTTCATTTACACAGGAGAGTCCATCATAATAAGCAGCTTAGAGAAAATTCAAGAAATGGCTGATGTTATCGGAGTTGAAGTAGAGTTGGAATCTGGAGAAGGTATCATACTGGAAGATGAAGATGACGATGATTTTGGAGGAGGGTTTTTACAATGAATAACCTAAGTTACGAGGAAGCTTTGAAAAAGCTCAAACTAAACGAATCCGTTATAAAAGTTCAAAAGAAGCTTCTACAAAAGAGTAAAAGACCTGATATACAAAGATATGTGCAAGAACTTATTAGACAAAATCGCAACACTATAAACTTATTATTGTCGATAATCCACGCACATAAAAAAGCTAGAAAACTTTACGGAGAACTTACGGAAGCTAGAAAGAATCAAAGGACGTTTTGATGGATCAAAACAGGAAACCTGTCTTTTTTACAAGCGACTTACACATAGGTCACAAGAACTGTATAGGTTTCGACAGCAGACCTTTTAGAGACTTGGAACATATGCACAAAGTACTCACTAACAATTATAACGCTATTGTTCCAGAAAACGGAGTTTGTTACTTTCTGGGAGATGTAGGTATGACTAATATCGAGATCTTAAAAGAGTTCATAGGAAAACTTAATGGTACTAAGGTTTGTATACTAGGAAACCATGACGGTAACGTAAATAGGATGTACAATATAGGTTTTGATGTAGTTTTATATTCAGCTACTTTATATATAGCAGGTGAAAGAGTGACCTTGTCACACTGCCCATTGCGAGGAGTTTTCAGAGAAGACACTTCTAAAATGAGAAACAGTGAAGAAGGTGAAAATTGGCACGGTGAATTTCGCCACACTAAATTTTCAGTAGAAAACGAAGGACAATATCATCTTCACGGACATTTACATTCAGATAAAGAAGGTATGAAATCTGGTAAACAGTGGGATATATCTGTAGTAGGTAACGATTATAGACCAGTGAGCTTATCTGCTGTAGAAAGTTGGATAAGTAGGTATAAAATGAACGAGGTAAAAAATGAAAAGAAGTAAAATGATAGATGAGCTTTTGAGTTTTGAAAGAACTATACCAAAAGAAGCTAGTGACTATCACAGAATTGACATGTTACTGAGTAGAGCTGAGAGATTAGGTATGCAACCTCCTAAAAGAATCGTAGAGAGAAGTGAGAGCGCTTTCGGAGCTTATGTAAATATAGTAGCAAACGAGTGGGAAGATGAAGAGTAGGCTCGATATGGTACAAGGTGGTCACTGGGTAAAGAAGGGTTACCAATATAGTTTATTTTTTGTACTACCTGAGATAAGTAGCGACACTACTGTAAATATTGTCGGAAAAGAGCATGTTGAGAAGAAGCTTCTGTTACCTACAGGTTTCCGCTTGACACGAAATAGTTTATATGTTAAAATAGAAGGAATGGTTCTAGGTTTTGGTTTAGGGCTGGAAATTAATATTAGGAGCGAAGATGAGTAAGTGGACTGAGAAAGAGATTAATTTTGTAATAGATCTTTATGAAAAAGGTGGTTCTAGACACGAAATTACTGAGAAGTATAATCAAAAGTTTGACACTAATAGAAGTACTAATAGTATAAAACATTGTATAGATACGTATAGTGACTACAACTTATCAGAGGAAGCTCATATCGATAGTTTGAAAAGGTTACATAGTACTAGAAAAGCTAAGAGTAAAGTTGCTAAAGAAAATAAGGTAATATTGGATAACATCGTACAGAGAGAGAAATTCTTAGAAGATTTTGAAACTATTCTCAAAGAAAACCCTCCTGTAATTTACGAACCGGTTAAGATTAAGTCTAAAAAACCTACAAAAAGAGTTACTGTAATGCACTTATCAGATACTCATTTCCATGCAGATATCGACGAAGAAGAGATGGGTGGAATCAATAAGTACGGACCTGTCGAAGAAGCTAGAAGGTTAGCTTTCTTTACTAGAGAAGTAGCTAATTATAAGAAACAACATAGAGCTGAGACAGAACTTGTGATTGCTTTGAATGGAGATCTTATTCAGGGAGTTATTCATGATCAAGAGTCTACTCCAGCAATAACTACCCAAATGGCTGCTGCCATGCACTTACTAACTCAGTCAATATCTTATTTAGCTTCTGAGTTTAAAAAGGTTAAAGTGGTATGTACAACTGGAAACCACGCTAGGATGATGCACAAAGGTAATAAAGCTAGACAGACCAGAGAGAAATGGGACTCTTTTGCGACAATACTTCATGTAGGTTTAAAATACGCTTTAAAGCAGCATAAAAACGTAGAGTTTGAGATTCCAGTAGCTCCTTATGCTTATGTAGATATTTTAGGACACAAATTCTTATTTACTCACAGCGATACTGTACTTAATGTGGGATATCCGGGTAAGTCTATAAACGTACAAAATGCTAAGAATAAGATCAATGACCTAAAAGAAGGCATTGGTCACATAGACGCTGTAGCTGTCGGACATGTTCATGTTGACACTAAGCAGATATTACCTAACGGAGTAGTTATGTTAACTAACGGTAGTTTGTCAGGTGTTGACGAGTTTGCTTTATCTATCGGAATAACCTCTAATAACCCTACTCAGCAGGTATTCGAAGTAACCGAAGATCATGTGGTAGGTGATTTGAGAAGTGTGCAAGTTATATCTGCTGATAAAGAAGAAGAACTTGATAAGCTTATTGAACCATTCAAAGGTAAATTTTAATGAGTAAAAAAAGATATCCAGAACAGCTTACTTTCAGATACTTAGGTTTTGACTGGACTATTAAGTTTATAGATATAGAAGCTTCTGATTTCGGAGAGACTGACAGGGATTTAAAAGAGGTTAGAATCTACTACAAAAATAGGTCTAATCAGAATGTAATTGAGACTCTTATACATGAATTAGAGCATGTCGTAATGTTCGAGCTATCCGACGCTATATTTAACCATGATACAGAGAGTTTGAATAAACGAGAAGAGAACCTGATTCGCTTGACAAGTCCTAGGGTTTTTGCTATACTTAGAGACAACATAAAGTTTATGGACTTTATTGTTAAGAAGATAAAAGAACTTGATAAGGAGTAGTTATGTACAAAGATAACGAAACACTTATAACAACCCAAGACCTAGGTAGAAAAGACAGTCCTAACTTCCTCGAAAAAGGCTCAAAAGTGACCTTCGTAAAAGTAGTTAGTAACGACCTAGAAAATAGCCAACTTATTGTTAAAGTTAACGATAAACCTATGGTAGTAAAAGAGACAGACGTTCGTATCAGGTCATGGTTCAGACGAATTAAGGCTATTTACGACTTCGATAAGCAGATGGTCAAAGGGTATCCGAGACTCAGAATGTACCACGGATTCTTCTTTCAAAAGTGGTTCTGGAAAGCTTACTATTTTGTAGCTGACAGGATCAAAGGGGAGAAGGTGGGTGACTTGAAAAGTAATAGCATTGACAAGTTTTTAAGAAAGGAGTATAGAGATGAGTAAGTTTAGAGTAGGTGATAAGGTTAGGTATATAAGTGATTACTATTCAGATTTAAAAAACAAGATAGGAACTGTATTAGATGACAGCAATATTCCTTATGTAGAATTTAATGAACCTATAGAGTTAGGACACGATGCTAAAGGGTTAGGAAAAAATGGGTATTGTTTTTCTTTAGATGAGGATGAACTAGAACTAGTGTCGGAGAGTTCGGACACTACAAAACCAGATAGTAACTCAGCTTTTGATAAACAGACTGGTGATATAAGAAGTTATAACGTAGGTGATTCTAACTATGCTGATTTTAAAATACAACCTTGGGATATTTGGTTGGAATATGATTTAAACCCTTGGGATGCAGATATAGTGAAAAGGGTGCTGAGAAATAAAAAAAGTCAAAGTAGGAAAATGGATTATGAAAAAATAATTCATGTGTGTAATGAAAGAATAAGACAAATAGAGGAGTTAGAGAAATGAGAAAAATTGTATGTCTATGGGGAGGACCGGGAACAGGAAAATCTACAACCTGTGCTGGAATATTCAACTTATTAAAAAAGAAAGGTTATAATTGTGAAATGAATAGAGAGTATGTAAAAGAATGGGTGTGGGAAGGTAGAGAGATAAAAGAAGGTGATCAATCTTATATATTTTCAAAACAAGCTAGAAAAGAAAGACAATACATAAAAGAAGGATTGGATTTCATAATATCGGATTCACCTATGGCATTATCAATATACTACGGAGATAAGTATGATAAATATGAAAAAGGATTTGGAGCTTGTAGAGTTTTATTAAAACAACATCATCAATTTTGTAAAGATAATAATTATAAAGTTGAACATATATTTTTAGTTAGACAGAAAGAATATAACCCTTCTGGTAGGTTACAAACAGAGGAAGAAGCTAAACAGTTTGATATAGAGATAAAAGACTTTATGGATTCTATAAATATTAATTACAAAATAATAGAATGTGGAGAAATGGTAGAAAAACACATAGTTGATATTTTAGAGGAGAAAAATGAAAGTAAAAATTAAAAAACTAGTAGAAGAAGTCGTTATCCCAAGTTACGCAAAAGACCTTGACGCTGGACTAGACCTTACAGCGACCAGTATGAAAATAGAAGGTATGAACATAGTCTACGGAACAGGACTTGCATTTGAAATACCTGAGGGACATGTAGGACTCATCTTCCCTAGGAGTAGTATCGCAAAAACTGGTCTAACCCTCCGTAACTCAGTAGGTGTTCTCGATGCTGGATTTCGTGGAGAAGTTACGTTTAAGTTTCTAAGAGGTAAGTATCCTTACAAAGTAGGTGACAGAATCGGACAGCTTATCATATTACCATTTCCAAAGGTAGAGTTTGAAGAAGTTGATGAGCTTTCTGAAACTGAAAGAGGTGAAGGTTCTTACGGAAGTAGTGGTAACTAATAGTTGACTCAGAATAAAGTTCGTGCTACAATAATGGAGGAAGGTGAAAGCTAAAAAAGGTTCGATAGTGAAAACAGCAAAAGATGGTGAGACTCAGAAGCTTAAAAGAAGAGTTCACAGACTACTAGAAGAAAATAAAGAGCTTACAAAAAAGAACAACAAACTACTGTCAGAAATTGCGACACTAGAAGCAGCTTTTGAAGAATCAAAGAAGCTTATCGTAGAACTTGACGGAGAAACTAGTTTAGACCAAGCTTTAGAAAGAGCAGAAAGACTGGTAAATTACAAGAAGCAAGAAAAGAAGCGAAAGGCAGCTAAGACGGTTTGTCCTGAGTGTGGTGACCATGAAGTTAAGCAAATACCTTCCAGAGCTGGTACAATCATAGTTTGTAGCAAATGTGAATACAGAGGAGTTAAGAAGAAATGAAAACCTTATTCCTTGACATATCATCAACATGCACAGGCTACGTAATAGCAGAGTCAACTAAAAACAAAGCTATCATACAAGAAGTAGGAGCTATTTGGTTTCATAAAGACGATAGTGTCGAGAAAAAGTGCTATGAGATAGCTAGATTTGTTAAGAGAATGTTCATAAACTCTGATGAGAAGCTAGAAAAAGTAGTGTTCGAGAGTTACGTTTTCAACACTAGCAGAGTCATGGGTTCGCTAGTTTGTCCCCATCTTCAAGGGGCTGTTATGTCAGTTTGCGAAGAACTAGGTTTGAAACTTAATCAGATAACTCCTCAGACTTGGCGAAAAAACTGCGGTATAAAGGCTGTAAAAAATGCTAAGGGAAAGAGGGATTATAAACAGCCTACAGAAGCTTATTTCAGGGCTAAAATGGACATTCCAGAGAAGATTGAGAGTAACATAACAGGTAATCTTAGGACGGTTCCTAGCGACTATTTCGACGCTCTGGGAGTGTGTGAGGGTTATTTGCGAGGAGAAGGGGTGAAGGAGTTTGAGCATGAAACAATGGATTGAAAATAACCTTTGTAAACTAGTTCAAATAGCTTACCATTTAGTATTTGTAACTGGTGTGACACTAGGGGGAAGTCACTATGTTTCTGAAATAGAGAAGACTAGGGACGAAGCTTTGAAAGAAGTGAGAAAGGTTAGGGAGAGTATTGACAAAGCTAGTAAGTCGGTGTATACTAGTCAAGAGAAAATTGTTAAGGAATTGAGTAAAGTTAAGAAAGCTTGTGATAAACTATTATAAAAGGAGTTGTAGTTGAGTCTGTTGAAACCTCGTGAAGTTTATAAACCATTTGAATATCCAAAAGCCTATGATTTCTGGGAAAAACAACAAAATGCACACTGGTTACCTTCTGAAGTATCTTTAGCTTCAGATATAAAAAACTGGAAAGAAGATCTTGTTCAAAGCGAAAGAGATGTATACGGTCAAATTCTAAAGTCATTCACTCAGGTCGAGCTTGTTGTAGGTAATGATTACTGGAGACACTTGGGAAATCTTATTAGAAAACCAGAAGTGCAAATGATGTGTGCAGCTTTCTCAAACATGGAAACTATCCATACTCAAGCTTATAGTTATCTTAATGACTCCTTAGGTTTAGACGATTATGAAGCTTTCATGCAAGACGAAACAGCAGTAGCTAAACTAGATAAGATTAAAAACGTAAAAGGTAAAACTAAACGAGATATCGCAAGAAGACTAGCTATATTCTCAGGTTTTACAGAAGGGGTTAACTTATTTAGCTCTTTTGCCATCTTAATTAGCTTGTCTAGATACAACATGATGAGTGGTATGAAAAATATTATAGAGTGGTCAGCTTTAGATGAGGACTTACATTCGAGAGCAGGAATATGGTTATTTAATACTTTAGTGTCAGAAAACCCTGAGATATGGGATAAAGAACTCAAGGGTGAAATTTACGAAGCTGCTAGATTAGCGGTTCAATTAGAAGATGACTTTATTGACAAGGCTTTTTCTCTAGGTACTATCAGAGGTCTAGACCATAGAGATGTTAAGAATTACATCAGAAATAGAGCTAACGAAAAGTTACTAGCAATGGGTTTGAAAACAAACTGGAAAAATATAGACCTTGACTCCCTTAAGAAGATGGATTGGTTTGAAGAAATGGTATTTGGTCAGAATTTATCTGATTTTTTTCACGCAAGAAATACAGAATATAGCAAAAGTACAATAAGTGTTGACAATTTATTTGAGGGGTATGATGGGTAACTTAGAAAAAGAACTTGAACAACTAAAAAAAGATAAAGAGTCTCCTGAGTGGTTGACACTAGAAGGATATACTACTTTAAAAGGAGGTTATCTTTTAGAAGATGAAACTCCTAAAGCAATGTATCGTAGAGTTTCGAGAGCTGCTGCTAAATCTGGTAAGTATTCAGATGACCTTAAAGACGACTTCTTTGAAATTATATACAGAAGCTTCTTAGGACCAGCCTCTCCGATACTAATGAACTTAGGTACAGACAGAGGTTTACCTATTAGTTGTTTCGGTTTTAACTTAGAAGACAGAATGGAAGATATTATGGGTAGAGGACCGGGTGAACTTGCTATGATGAGTAAGAACTCAGGTGGTGTCGGAATAGGTATGAATAATTTAAGACCCTCTGGTAGTTTCATAAAAGGTGGTAAGAATGGAACCAGTGATGGAGTAATCCCTTTCATTAAAGTCTACGACTCAGCCACGTTAGCTTCAAAACAAGGGAGAGTCAGAAGAGGGAATAGTTCGGCTAACCTCAATATAGAGCATAAAGACTGGGGAGAGTTCGTAAGAATGAGAAGACCAGAAGGTGATGTGAACAGACAAGCTTTGAACATGCACCATTGTACTATGATAAACGATGAGTTTATGCATAAAGTTAAGAACGGAGATTTAGAAGCTAGGTTAAAATGGACAGAACTCCTTAAAACTAGATTAGAAACAGGTGAGCCTTACATAATGTTTAATGATACAGTGAATAATAACAATCCTCAAGCTTACAAGAACAATGGTCTTAAAGTTAATATGACCAATATTTGCTCAGAGATAACTTTATTTGCTGACGGAGATCACAGTTTTATTTGTTGTTTATCTAGCTTAAACTTAGATAGTTACGATGAATGGAAAGACTACAAATCTCCTAGAACAGGATATAGTGTCCCTGAAATCGCTACAATGTTCCTAAACGGTGTCTTAGACGAGTTTATCAACAAAGCATCCAACATACCTTACATGGAAAGAACGGTAGCTAGTGCTAAAAAGGGTAGAGCTATAGGTGTTGGAGTTATGGGATGGCATAGTTACCTTCAGAAGAATAATATAGCTTTTGAGAGTTTTAGAGCAATGCAATTGAACAATGAAATTCACAAGTTTATAAAAGAAGAGTCTGTAAAGGCTAGTAAAAAATTAGCAGAAGATAGGGGAGAACCTGATTGGTGTAAGGGTACTGACTTATATAATAGCCATCTTCTTGCTTTAGCTCCAACTAGATCAAACTCTATCATCTGTGGAGATGTTAGTGCCAGTATAGAGCCTATAGTTTCAAATGCTTATAATGACATTACAGCTAAAGGAACCTTTCAAAGAAGAAATAAGAACTTAAAAAAGTTACTTTCAGAAATAGATAAAGATACTGATGAAGTTTGGAAATCTATAATTAAGAACTCAGGAAGCGTTCAACATTTAGAGTTTTTGACGGATGACCAAAAAAATGTTTATAAAACAGCTTATGAACTTGATCAAAACTCTATAATACAACAAGCTGCTCAGAGACAAAAGTACATATGTCAATCGCAAAGTTTAAATTTGTTCTTTCCTTTTGACGTTGACCCTAAATACTTCAATAAGGTTCACATAAAAGCTTGGGAACTTGGTGTTAAGACTCTATATTATTGTCGAAGTACAAGTGGTATAAAAGCAGATAATATTAATAACGAAGAAGGGTGTGCTAGTTGTGAAGGATAATAAAAACTCTTGACCTGAGTTTAAAACCATGTTAAGATATATAGAACCATTGGAGGAACAATGTTAATTGGTGAAAAGTTAGGAAGTGGTTATCCTGTTAATGAAGATAACGTATTTTATAAAAAAGATATAAAAGAAGTTATCGAGAATGGAAACCTTAGTGATTTAATACAACCTGTCACAATTGATTTTAAAAAGATTGTAGCTTATGATAAAGTAGAAGAATCAGGTGTAGTTATGATAGAAGACGAAGATGGTTACATTCATCTCATGACAATAGTACAAATAGACAGAGGTCCTATTGACCCACTACATTTGGAATCACTAGAGCATATTAATTTTGATGTACCCATCACTGAAGAAATTGGATTCTTTGAAGTAGATAAGAGATGCGATCGAGCAAAAAAAGCTGTAAAAAAACTTATGGAAAAATATCAAGGAGAATAGAACAATGAAAAAACTATTAGCAATCATGCTACTTTTACCAGCTCTAACTTTTGGAGCAAAGACAATTGAATTAAATTCAAGCAACACTATTAACTTCAACCAAGCTTTTGACGGTATGTTTGTAGCAAAGAAACAAATCGAAGCTATGAACTTATGTGGAAAAAACCAAGGGAAAGACATTTATATAGTTTTATATAGTCCCGGAGGAAGTATTTCAGCAGGTCAATTATTCTTCGATACTCTGAAAGCTTTACCGTGTAAGTTTCACACAATTACTATAACGGCAGCAAGTATGGGATATCAAACAGTTCAAAATTTAGGTAAAAGGTACATCATTTCTTCAGGATTACTAATGTCACACAGAGCGCAAATTAGTGGCTTAGGGGGAGAACTAGGTGGTGACTTAGACCAAGTTATAAAGATGCTTCATGATAATGTTACTGAACTCGAAGAAGTTGCGGCAAATAGAATAGGCATTTCTTTAGAGAACTATAGGAATCAAATTAAAGATGAACTTTGGTTAACGGCTAGAGAAGCTGTGAAAGCTAATCATGCTGACGAAATAGTCAATGTAAGATGTAATGAGAACCTAATGGGTAGTCATATGGAAACGGTTAGAACCTTTTTTGGTAATTTCCAAGTCGAGTTTTCCAATTGTCCTATTATTACAGCACCTATAAGTGTGAGAGGTTCTAATTATGAAGATGTTATGAAATTTACAAGTTACTTCACAAATATCACTAAAAGAATCGAGGCGACCCTGTAATGTCAGAGTCGAACGAGGTTGATAAACTCCTTTCAATACTAGGCGAGGGTTCTTCGGAACCCAAACCTGTATTTAACAACGAAATAGAGAAGTTTATTCACGAGTATAACCTTAAAAAAAGTCTTGACAGAACTCCCAACTATGTGATATGGTATACGTATAAAGACAAGTTCAAAGGAGACATGAGTAAAATAGGTTTCTTTCGGACACTAAGTAAGTATTTCGAGAAGTCAAGAACAGGTAAGCAGAAGTACTACAACATATCAGGTAACTTTGATTTAAGTTACGAAGGTAAGACAAGAGCTAAGTATTTTAATAAGGAGAAGTAATGTTAAAAGGTGAAGAACTAGAAGAATTATTAAAAACACACGATTTAGAAATAGGAGATCATCTTATAGAACTTAGTGGTAACTATGAAATGATGGAGTCACATAATGGAATTGCTATAGAAACTAACCGCGAGGTTTCATCGGAGATTTTAGAGTATTATAAAATCGTAGACAAGTCTCCTATTTTTGACAATTATATAACATTATCTATACAAGCCTTAAACGCTAGTTCTGAAGAAGGTAAATTCGTAAAAGTCGACAAATCTAATAGAGAAGATACTGGTCATAAGAAGTACTTAGAGGAGTTAGATAAGGCTGTAAAAAAGTTTGAAGAGGTAAACAAAAACAACCTAGAGGTGACTAGATTATCTATGTTCGGATTAGAAGGTTCTGCTGTTACTTATTCAAGCGAAGGTAGTTTGTTTTCTCTAGAAGACCCTAAAAAAGCTGAGTTTAGACCTCATGAAACTGTACTTAGAGTTTTACTAGATTTAGACACACTAAAAATTATATCAAACCCTAGATACTCTGGAAGATTTTTTACAGAAATTAAAGAAGAAATGGAGTCAAAAGGTTGTACTAGTTATACATTTACACCTCCAGACGGAGGTAGTATGATACGAAGAAAAAACCTTAGTAAGCTAGTCGAACTTAGAGCTTATGGGTATTCTAAAGGAGAAAATGACTAAAAAGAAGAAAAAACGCTCCAACTTAAAACCTAGTGACAACACTAAAATCAGACAGATTTACATGGACAACTATCACTACGTATCCAAACTAACTAACGAAGCTAAGAAGTTTCTAGAGAAGTTTAACGGAGAGTACTACGGAGCTTCTTTTGACAACTCTTGGGAATACGACGAAGTTCACCAAATACGAATCGACAAGGAAACCGTAGAGGACGTTAAGAAGCAAATAAAAGCCCATACAAAGGCTTTCAACAAGATATATAGTAAGAGTCCCAACACTACTACAGAAGACGATAGAGAGGAAGCTAGGAGACTTAGAGAGCAGATTGAGGACATGGAAGGTTTCTTAAATGAAGTTCACCCTAGACGAGAGTTGGAACAAGCTAATTACAGAAGAAGAACGGATATAACTAACCACGCTAGAGTATCTAATGAGTTTAAAGTAACTTCGTGGGATGACTTGCGAGAAGATGAGTTAAACAATGTCACAGACTGGGAGGATGAAGACTAACTATTTCAGAAGGTCGATCAGCTTAATGGCTCCGTAAATTGCTCCTGATAGTGTCGAGATTCCAGCAGCTACAGTCAATATAAGTTTGAACAAGTATCCAATAGAAAGCTTCTTATTTATCTCAGCAATGTCCGTATTAAACTGACTTCTAATAGCTTCTATTTTATCTTCAGCTTCTTGTCTGACATCTAAAGCTAAGCTTTTAACAGCTCTAGTTTGAGCCATATGCTCTTCTAGGTCTTCGCGATTTCTCTTAACTTCTACTTTCATTACAGATATATCCGACTTTATATCAGAAATATCCTCGCTACTTTTCTTTACTAGCTCTACTACCAAATCCTCATTTCTCATCACGACAACCCTTGTAGTCTTCTTATTTTATCCTTCAGTATCTGTCCGTCGCTGTATCCTACCATGTTAGTAGCTTCTACTTCCAGCTCGTCTTTATCAGCTTCTGAGATCTTTAACTGGTCTATTTTACCAAGTAATTCATCAAGTTGACTCATAGGTGTGTTTTCACCAGAACTCTGCTGCTGATTAACTCTGTCAATAACGTCTTCTAAGTCTTGAACTTGTTCTTCTGAAGGAGCTTCTACTTCTTCTACAGGTTCTTGTAGTGTCGGAGTTTCAGACTTTAACATTTCTCCCAGTGTATCAATACGATTATTCCAACCTTTTTCATACATACTGTATTTAGGATTTTTAGATATTTCGGTAATGAAATCTCTTCTTGTTTGTAGATAGTCCGACACTATATCACCTTGATAATTATTTATAGCTTCTAGTGTTTTTGGTCCTATTACTCCATCAGCTTGTACTCCCACTAAGTTTTGAAGATATTTTATAGCTCTGTCAGAACCTGAGTTTATACCAAAATCCATAACAGCAGTCTGAAGATTAGGGTCTTGGATTTGATCAATCTTAGGTTTTTGTAAATAGTCAGATTTGTATATTTCTTTAGCTTGTTCTTTTGTAAGATTCCTCATATCTTCTTCACTAGGTTCAACTCCATAGTAATTCAAATAAGCCTGTGGAGTTATTCCGTGGTTAGTACCTAAGTTTTTACCATTTAAAAAATTACCTTGGTCGGTTTCTTGGTTTTGATATCCACCTTCTATTACGTCACTAGTTATGAAATCTAGAGCTTCGTCGATATTTGCGACACTACTAGGTTCTCTAGAAGGTTCTTCTATTGTCGAAGTTTCTACTTCAGGAGCTAATACAGAGTTCTCTACTTCAGTTCCTACATCTACTTGCTCTTGTGGATTAGTTTCATCAAAAGAAGGTGACATCTGCTCTAATTCAGCAACTTCAGCCTCTAGTCCAACATTTGCATTTCTTTTAACTAGCTCTCTAAAAGCTGGAGACTGAGATAGTGACCATAATATTTGGTTCTGAGCAGCACCGTCTTGAGACATAGCTTCTAAAAGTCTATTACCTAGAACTTTAGCTCCTTGATTATTAGAGTTAGCTAACTTATTACCAAAGTCACCTAGTTCTTGAGCTGACATTCTCTTAATGCCTTCTGTAGCTCGCGTAGCTGGACTTATTATTTTACTAGCTTTAGATTGAGCTAATCCTGCGATATTAGGAACAGTACCTACAACTCTTTGGTATATACCTGATCTAGAGATATTCTCATCCCCATATCCTTGCCTAGCATTTAAGGTTCTAATAGTTTCAAGAAGATCTCTTTGTTTCTGAGGAACTACGTCTTCACCTAGAAGCTCCAAAGCTCTACTTCTTTCCATTCTCTTTTTTATACCACCTTCTACACCTAGCTTTTCCATCAAGTTAGTAATCTTAGCAAACTCGTCAGCTTCTTTTGTAGGAGCTAATCTACCCTTGATTCCAAGGAGTTCTTCTGCTCCAAATAGTTCAGAGAAAGTCTTTCTACGGTCGATAAGTCCAGTTTGTCCTGAACCCTCAACAACTTGATCAGAAAGCTCTTTAAGTCTAGAAGCTAAGTTCATAGCTCTTTTTATAACAGGATCTTTAACAGAACCTTTCATTTTTTCTAAATTGACTACTTCGTTTAATTGGTTACGAAGATAGTCTACATCCTCCAATGACATATTCTCTAAGTCAACATCTAACTTCTTTTGTACATCTCCAACTAAAGCTTGTACTTTACCAGTACCTAAATCCTTAGTCGTTACAATAGGTCTACCATCTGGTCCTACCAATTTAGATATCTCAGGCTGAAACTCTGTAGTGTCAGAAAGTACCGTCTTAAGTCTTTCTTCACCTTCTGGAGTTCTAAACTTACCTTTTACACCGCCTATTTGACCCTGTGTAGTGTCTAGAGGAAGTCCTAAGTCGTCCATAGACTTCTTTATATCATTTATTTGCTGAAGCTCTTCTCCGCTTTTTAAAGCTTCTTTAGCTAGTGATTTCTCACCTTTTATAATAGCTTGTTCTTGAGCTGACTGAGATTGTAGCTTCTTTTTTAGAGAGTCGCGTAAAGCTCTTTCCATGAGTTTTTCTTCACTAGGATTTATACCTGAGAACTCTTGTAACTTAGGAAGAATCTCCTTATTATTAAGTTTTAGGAAATCTTTCGACTCTATTTTTTGAAGGTCGTCAATCGCTTCATTTATAGCTTCTTTTGTATCGACCTTGAAACCCAAGTCGTCAAGTTGTTGCTTGAGTCCTATTAAGTCATTATCTTTTTTCTTTTGTTGAATATTACCAAGAATAGTTTTTGCAGTATTAGCTAAATCTTCGTCTAAATTCTCTTGACTCAAAGCTCTACCTAGTCTACCATATTTATAACCAGCTTCTATAGTTTCAGCTCCCGGAAGTTTTCTTAATAAGCTTTTAACAGCGTCTGTGGAACCTTTAGTTATAGTCTTAGCTCCTTTAGCTGCTGCTGGTATCAAAGCTCCGCCTAAAGCCCCTGCTGCTGTTCCTGCTGCTACATCACCAGCTACTTCTAACGGAGTTTCACCTTCTGAGTAACCTAGTCCAGATACTGCTCCATATTTAGCTCCTAACTTACCACCTTCTACTATAGCAGTTTTTATAGCTTGTTCAGCTCCTTCTTTTACTAAGCCTGCTCCTACTTTACCTACTGCTGCTCCTCCACCTGTAGCTAAACCGGGAAGGATACCTCCAGCTAATTCTGAAGCTCCGTAAGTTATAGGATTGTCTTCTTGAGCTTTTTTATAAGCTGCTCTAGTTTCTTCTAAGTTCTCTTCATAACCTGCTCCAGTACCTTCTGGAACTACTGGACGACCTTCTTCATCGAAAGTTACTTTAGGTTGACCTTCTTGATATCCACCTAGTACGTCTTCACCAATAGCAGATAAAGCTGCTTGTAGCTCGTCAGCAAAACCCAAGGATGCACCGCTAACCAATCCTCTAACAGAAGATTCTATTTTAGATACAGGTTCATCAATAATGTCTTCAGTGTCCTCAAACTTAGGAATATCTGAATCTAATTCTTTTGTTTCTTCCCATTTAGGATCAGCCATCGTAATCTTCCTTATATATAAATTTATATTTTCCGTATAATACTCTAGATTTTCCTTGAAGTACCGATCTTATAGAACTAGATGGTACATTAAGGTCTTCGGCAGCTTCTCTAGAATTATTGTACGTTTTCATATTATATAGACATAGTATAGGTCTTAAATTATGAGGAATTAGTGTTTTATCTTTGAACATTCTTTTTTTAGTCTCAGACATTTTATTTTTCGATTCTTCTGAATGTTTCTTTCCATAAAAGTTGTTTAAATTTCCTGTTCTCAGACTAGCTTTATAGGAAAAAATTCTTTTAGTTTCTTCGGTATGTTTCCTACCTTTGAAATTAGATGGTGTACCTTTTTGATTGTCAGACATAACCTTCAAAGCTTCCTTAGTGTGCTTATATCCTTTAGTGGTACTCCCTCCGTCGGTTAGGTTCAATAAGTTACATCCCAAGTTTCTATAGTATTTTATATAAAATATTTCTCTATCGTCTAGTATAGATTTTGGACAGTATTCTATTATTTCAAATCGATACTTTATTTTTTGATCTATACATTTTTTTAAAAAACAGGAAACAGGTTGTTTCCTGTTTCTTTTTCTCACGTGATCTTTAAATCTAAACTTACCTCTAATAGTTTGACCAACATATCTAACATTGTCATTACAATCTCTGAGAACATAAATTAAATTTTTTCTACTAATCTTCATATCTTAAAAACTTTTTAGTGTCAGCGTCAAAAATAGCAATCTTACCATCTTTTGTTTTTCTACGGACTTCATTAGCTTCAGGTTGTTGTTTTATTTCAGGAGTAGTCTGAGGAGCATCATAACCAGCTAGTGTTTTATTTTCTTTGTAATAATTAGTCATGTCATCTATAGAAGCCTTGCGTTTATCTAATTTTTTTAGCTCTAATTGCATATTTCTAATATTAGCTTCTTTTGATGCATAGGGGTCAAATGTTTGTTGGAAGATTCTCTCCCCTTCTTTCTCAGTAAACTGCGCACCTAACGTAGCTCTCAACATACCATTGATAGCTTTTCTAACCGTAGCTTGTAACTCTCTAGTCTTAGTTCTTTGACCGGGTATGTCTGTACCTAAACCAGCTAATGAACCTGTGTCAACTTTACCTTCTTCCAAAGCCTTTATAGCGTCACGAAAGATTTTACTATTAACTTCGTAGTCAGCTCTACCACCAGTATTCCACTTAGTGTACTCTTTAGCAAATTCTTTATCTACTACCTTTTCTCCTTCAGTAGGAGCTGCTGTACTTTTCTTCTGACCTTTTAACTCAAGCTCTTTTTCTTTTAGACCAAGTTTAGCTTTTTGGTAAGGGGTCATTTCAGCAGGTTTCTTCTGAGTCGCTAAATAGTCTTTATATAGACCTTGTAATTTTTGAAGCTGGTTCAGTTTTTGCTGTTTTTGTTGAGCTTGTTTCGATTGTCTCAAATCTCCAGAATATTGAACTTCACCTAAAGAATTACCTTTAGCTTTAGCTAATACATTAGCAGCTTTACCTATGCCTGTTAACCAATCTATTACTTTTTCATCACTATTAGGTTCTTTTTTTTCATTAACCTTTTTCTCATAAGCTAATATATTTTCTCTTAGTTTTTTCACAGGGTCAAATTCATCTTTCACAGCTTCTTGTTTACCTGCTACATCCTCAGCTTTTGCTACATTAGAAACTGGGTTATTTACAGGAACTTCCTGTTGCATATTACCAGCTACAGTTCTTTGAGCTTCTTGTTGAAGTTTATCTTGAACTAGTTCCTCATTAGTTTTTTGATAAGGTGACTTAGCTTCTTGATTTAGTTCAGCCAATTGAGCCTCTTCTACAGCAGCCATCGGAGGTTGTATCTCCTGAGTGTCTTGACCTTGTAGAGCTTTCATCAATGTTTCCATTAGGTTGTTATTAGCCATTATTCGTCTCCTAAAGCTTCTAAGAGAGCTTTAAGTCCCTTAACTCTTTTACTACTTTCGTTTTCTTCATCTGATTCTTCTGACATTTCATGAAGCTCGTCTCTATAGTCACTAGGAACTCCTTCTATTATATCAGAATCTCCTAGATTGTCAAGCGATTCTTCGCCTCTAAGAACGTCCATAAGTCTCTGTTGTTGAGGTACATTTAATATCATCTCTCCATCGTTTATTTTAGCGTCTATGCGGTCGCCAGCGTAAGAGTCCATACCACTATCAACTATTTCTCCGATCCCACCTGAAGCAAACTCAGGCTTATTATGAGTACCACCGCAAGCATACTCAGGAACCCCTCCATTTTCATAAGAGTCAGTCATCATAAGTTTATTATCTTCTGGTTTACCTAACATTCTATTTACTTCAGCTTCTCTATCAGGAGATTGTAACTCTTTTGGTATACCTCCATCAGCAGCAGCGTAAGGATTAGCGAAGTTTTGAGGTCCGACAGGATTCATAACATTCTCAGGTTGTGACATTGAAAACTGACCTAATTTTAACCTAGGTTTAGATTCACCTTCTTTTTTACCCATTATAGAGTTCAAAGCCCCTAGAGCTTTTGTCATATCCTGAGCTGACATTCCTTGATCCTGATTACCTAAAGCTTGTTTAGCGTCCTGATTGGTTTGAACTTCTGCTGAAGTCATATCGTTATCTATACCTAATCTTTTACCTCCAGAAGCTTCAATAGTTTGATCTACATCATTTTCACCAGATATCATTTTATAGTAATTTTCGTTGAAAATCGGTGTATTTTTATTATTATAATGAACTGATTTAGGGTCGGCATATTTTTTAATCACTCCACCGTCCTCTGCTGATAAGGCTCCTCCTATAGCTCCTCCTGCTGAAGCACCTGCTGCTGCTCCTGCTGGTCCACCATAAATACCTCCTACAATACCTCCACCGATAGTACCTATAGTTTGTAAACCCGATGGTCCTTGTTGAGCATTACCTGCTATATTACTCATAGCGTTCGCAGTACTACCTTGTCCAGTAGCTCTAGATAATTGATTTTGAAAGTTTTGTTGATTTATTTGATTACCCACTTGAGCTTGTAGATTAGAAATATTAGCTCTTTGGTTTTCTATAGCTTGTCTTGCTGCTAAATTCTGAGCATTTACATTTTGTCTATTAGCCGCATTAGCTCTAGCGATAGCATCCCTAGCGGAAGCTGTCTGAGCCTGTCTTGAGTAATCAGCTTGTTGCATCTGACCTGACTGACCTGCTAATTGGTTCAAAGCTGCCATTCTATTTTGTTGACCCTGAGAAGCCATTTGCATAGCTTGTTCTCTACCTCTATTAGCTCCTTCTTGACGAGCTTGCATTTTAGCCATTAAAGCTGCTCCAGAAGAGTCCATTCCTTGACGAGCCATCTTATCTTCAATAGCTGCTTGACTAGCTTGTTCTTGAGATGCTACATCACCTAACATCTGCTCCATAGCGTATTTATCAGTTTCGGTAAGACCTGTATCAGCGTATTCTTTTAAGTTTTCTAAAGCTGCTAACTGCTGCTCTCTAAGTTGAGGGTCTAGTGAGATTTCTTCTAAAGCTGAGTCTCCAAGTTGTTCAGCTTCTAATAAACCAACTAACTCAGGATTTTGTAGAATATACTCTTGAAGCTCAGGAAGGTCTATACCTTCTAACCTCTTCATTTGCTCTTTTTGAAACTTCATTGCCGCTTTGTTAGGGTCTTGTGATTTTCCACCCATTATAAAATCTCCTCGATATTAAGTATATAATTATTATAATTTTCTTCTATTTTGTCTAGCTTTTTAAAACCGAACTTTAACATAAGTCTTTCACTATTTTCCCAACCATTTGTACTTTCGTCAGTATAACCATAAGCGGTTTTAATACCTTGTTTCCACATCTTCTCGAAAAAGTCTTTACAAAAGTTAAGCATTATTTTACTACCTCTAACTTCTAGAGAAGAGTATATGTCTATAATCGAAACACTATCATCGTATAAATTATATGTTATAAAACAATGTTCGTTATAAACACACTCTTTGTCCTCTCTTTCTTTTATGTAGTCAGCGTATAATCTCATTATAACCCTAGTAAATTCTTATATATATTATAATCTTCAGTTTTCAACGCACCTTTTTCTTCAGGAGCTTCTGTAATCATTTCAGGAGTCCATTCTTGAGAGCTTCCTATCAACTGTTGTAACGCATTATATCTTTTTACTTGCTCTGGAGTAGCTACGTCTTCTGCTGAAAGATTTAAAGCACTAGGTCCACTAAGTTGTAAACTACCTTGATTAGCAGCCTGTAATAGGTTGTCTAATATTAATTGCTCATCTACTTTCTGAGATCTTACTTGATTAGCCAACGAATCTTTAAAATCTTGTTTTGCTTTAGCGTAAACTTGTGATCTCTCTGTAGAATCTCCATATTTATCAGACCCTGAAACATTACCATAGTACTTATTAGGGTCATATACAGGGTTTTGTTCATCATACTCTGACATTCTCTGATTTATAAAATCTCCGTAGTCCTTACGTACTTGATCTGCATTTAAACCAACTAAGTCTAAATACCTAGAATCCTCGTCTACTGTTGCAAAATCTTTAGTATTCTGTAAATAATCAGATAATTCATCCTGTCTTCTACGAGCTTCTGATAACATATTTTGGACAGAACCTTCTCCTAAGTAATTTTGAAGTTGTTCCTGAGTAACTTCTCCTCTAGCTAAAGCTTGTTCAAACTCCTGTTGATCTGTTCCGAAATCTCCCATTCTATTAACCAGCTCTTGTTCTGTTGCCGTTTGAATACCACTCACAGCTTCTGTGCCAAACCCTTCTATTCGTTCACCTAGTCCACCTAACTGAACTTGCTGTTCTCTCTGTTGAGCTTGGTAACCTTGTAAAGCTGACCTTAGCTGGTCTTGTAGTGTCTGAGCTTGTCCTTGAGTACCAGTAACCAACTGCTCTCTAGCTGCTTGATCACCAGAAGTAATAAGCTGGTCTAAACCTGACATACCGCGAGTATAGTCACCTTGTTTCTGGAAAGTCTGTTGTAATAAGTTTCTTCTACCAGCTTCTGTATCTGCTGTACCTGCTAATTGCTGTAAAGCATTAGCTTGAGCTTGGTCTTTGCGTATATTTAAGTCTTGAGGAGCTTGAACTCCTTGTACATTTCCTTGCATTAAGGACTGAAATCTAGTTATGTCTTCTTCTGAAGGTTGAAATGGTTCTGGAGTAGTAGCTACTTCTTGGTCAGACGGAGTAACTTGAGTAGTAGGTTGTTGAGTTCCTGAGATATTACCAACTAGATCTTTAGCCCAGTCAGTAGCTCCTTGAATAGATTGAGCATTAGTTTGTAAAATGTTCTCTTTTTGAGCTTTTTGCGACTCTACAGCGTTTCTTATAGACTCAGCTTGTTTACCTATGTCCTTACTTACAGCTCCTGCCATTTTCTGAGCTTGAGGTTGATTCTTCTCCACGTACTTCTGAATGTTCGTGTAAGCTCCAGAACTGGCTCTAGGAGCCTTTTTGTTAGTAGAACCGCCCTTACTAGTAGCTTGGTTGATAGAAGCTCCTGTAGAGCTTGTAGGAGCGTTAGAACCCGGTGTAGCAGACTGTCCTGAAGTGTCAGCCATTGGAGCTTCATTACTTAGAGGAGCTGGTCCTGATACAGGAGTTTCTTGTGAATTTTTAGTAGGGTCATCAACAAATGCCATTTATAAATTCCTTAAGGTTTATTTAGAAACGTGAGTATTTGCGCAGTTCACGAGTCTAATATATAGTTGTCAATATATAGGGTACTATTTAAGTACTATTTCCTTATTCTTAGTAATTACAGCAGTTTAGTAAACTATAATAGTAAGTAACATTTCACTACTAGCAGGTAAACCGCTGATTTTATTAACCTGTACTACTCCTGTACCTATGGGAGTATAACTTATGAAAGGTTGAGAATCAGCAGTAATAGCTGTATTCTGAGTACTTCTAGCGTCAATTACCTGAAAGCCTCGAACACTAGCTTTTCCTGTATTAAGTTTATTGTTTAAAACAGGTATTCCACTACTATCTACTGTAAAAGTAACTTGTACTATATTCTCAACCCTATTCTCAAAATCTACTCTTCCGTCGCTTAATTCAACTACTTGTTGCATAAAAGGGTTTAATATCTCACCTAATCTAGCAGCTACTCTTTTATCATCGTCAGCAAAGTCGTCTGCTCTAATTTGTGTAGTGTTGTTTATTTTCATCCTAAGTTCCTATAAGCTCTATTGCTAATGTTTCTAACTTCTCCTGAAATACCTACTATCTTAAACTCTTCTCTAGCTATTTTATGCTCGAAAGTTAGTGACAAGTATCTACACTTTTGTTTACCACGAGGTACAGGGTTTCTAAAAGGTATATCGTTACCGTCTCCACCCCAGTAATCATTAGGATCACTCCAAGGTAAATCTCCCCAGTAACCTATCCCTTTACCGTTAAAATCTACTACATTTACAGCAGCAGAAGCGTCAGAAGCAAACTTGGCTGTAGCAGCGTAGAAGTTGTTTTGGTCAAACATGATAGTTATAAAGCGTATTTGTTTTAAAGCAGAAGGATCTCCAAAGTGTTGAGGGTTCCATTCTACTGTACAAGTGTAACCTTTATAAACTTCGATATCACCTTCAATGAAAGGTCTTTCTGTGTGAACAGTTATTATATTTCGTAGTGTGTCAACTTCAATTATATAAGCTTCGTAGTAATAAGTGTAAGGGCTCTTGTAGCTTTTCAAAGAAGTTAAAGAACCTGATGAATTAAGCTCGTCTATTAGTGTCTGAGTTTCAGTTTTGATATTACTCAAAGTGAACGATTTAGCTGTAATATTCACAGCATCTAAAGTTCTTAAGTAATCATTTAAAGCTTGCATTGCTGTAGCTAAATTGTCACCAGCACTAACTCCAAAAGACTCTAACATTGTCGAGCCTACAGGAGGTGTTACACCTGTATCAAAGAAATCCATCTTTTTTAAGATTCTATTGTTTATATAATTTATCGTAACATCTTGCTGTTGAACTATAACGTCATTAGCTTTTACATTTGATACACTAGATATTTGTATTCTAGTACTTTGCACCGAATCTGAACCGATAGCTCTTGTGAAGTTTCTATCAGAGAAGTCAGTTCTATCGTTATTCTTTCTTTCTTGAGAAATATAGTTTCTATCTCCGTTACCTACGTATAATTTATTGTCGCGAGAAAGTACATGTCCACAAGTAGCTTCGTATTCCCACCTTGACCAAGTTTGTTCAAATATGTTATACCTGTAAACTTGGGTAGCACTAGAATCACCTGAGTCAGTAGGAGCAAATAGAAGATAAGCTCTATCATTCTCGTAAGATATTCCAAAAGTGTTAGGTCTAAAATTAAACCCTTGATTAGTGATTTTGTCAATAGAGTCTTCAATACCTCTAGATATAATCGCGACACTACTTCCTGAGATTCTAGCTACACCTTGTTCTGTCAAGCAGTATATTTGGTTATTAAGAACTACAGCAGAGTCAGCAGCTAATATCCTAGTGTTATCAATAAGTCTTACAGAAAAGCCTCCGTTACCAAATTGGTCAGGAGCTGAAGTACCAGATAGTACAAAAATACCGTCTTCTTTAAAGATATAAAGCTCATCTCTTAGAGCAAGTATTCTTCTTATTTCATCGTCTCTAGTACCGACGTCAATAAAGTTTATAACTGGAACAGCTTCAGGTTCATTTCTTTTAGAAAAATATATTCTATTACCAAGTTCTTCGTTATCAGATTCTACATCAGGACTAAATATTGTCGAGAAAGTAGGTTCAAAAGCTACTGTACTAGAAGGACTAACAACCTCGATACTAAAGTTATCATCGTCAATATACGTTATTTCGTATACTCCAGAAAACTCAGGAGAAATATATTGCCAATAAGTGTTATCAGAGGTATCGCCACTAGGGTCTTCTGAGCCATTATCTATTCCTGTAGTGTCAAGAATACACTCGTACACATTACCATTAAAAGCTACCTTATCAGGAGTAGCTGCTAAATAAGTTACTGTTCCGTCGTAATCATTTTCAACAACTCCAACAAATACTTGATCGCCTGTGATATAACCGTGAGAAGTTCTTTCAATTTGAGTTAAAGCCCCAGTTCCTGTATAACTTATAATAGTATTAGAAACAGGTAACTCTGGAGTAAATTCTCCTCCTATAGAAAACTGAGTCCAAAAGTTAGTATCTGTCGGGAGATTGCCTGTAGTACTTGTTTTCGCTACATAATCAAGTCCTAAATAGCTCACGTAATCACCTTTCACATAAGCTGTCCCATTGTCATATTCATCATAACCAGACTCAACAGCTATGTAAAATGTTTCATCTTCTAAACTTCTAGCTTCTAGTAATATGTTACCGGGAAGATCTTCACCAGTACTTAAATAGTAAGCGTTAACTGGAGATAAAGGGTCTTTAGAAATAACTTTAACTAAACTTCTAGCTGTTTCGTCAATAGATTGACCTACTGAAACTAACCCTGAGAGAAGTACGTCTCCACCTTCGTCTGTAGCGAACTCTTCTCCGTCTCCTTGAGTAGTTACCAATATCGTAAATGAGGAAGCTCCTGTGTCAGCTCCAATATTCATGTCTGTAGAGGTTCCGTTATTTGTATTTGTAAAAGTTATAGTGTTGGAAGAAACTGATAAGTCAAAGTCTACGTTGTCAACTAGAGCTGACTCTATATCCAAAGATATTGCTTGTAGTTCTGAAAGAGTAGCGTCATCGGGAGTATAGCCAGTTAAAGAAACTCTATAGCCTATAGCTCCAGCTACTTCGGGGTCATTTCCAGTATCTCCGAAATATATATAATATTGCCTAGAGTCGTTAGCGGAATATAAGTTAATATAATCACCAGCAGTAGGTATACTATCAATAGTAAGGTCAGTGACTTCAGCTTCTCCTACAAAAGTATAAAATCTTGTAATGTCAGAATTTCCAACTATGATTCTAGTAGAGTCTGAAATAAAGTCGTCAACAGAAACAATTGTAAACTCTAGCTTATGACGTTGCTTAGTATTAGCGTAGAACATGTAGTTTCTAAATAGTTCAATGTCTAAAGCTATAGGAGGAGTCTCGTTTGATTGCAAGATACCTTCTCCTGTAACAGCGTTAGTATATAAAGGAAGTCCTTCAGCTCTGAAAGATTCTGGAGTAGTGTCGGTAAATGTGAACTCACCTGCGTCAATTTCAGCTTGAGTTAGACCTGCTTCGTAGACGATGTTCATTTCGTCACCGGGGTCAATATCATTCAAAGTAAGTCCTGTAGAAGTTGAAATAACACCAGTTCTATATACTTGGTAAAAGTAATCAACAGTAGCTTCAGCAGGTACAACCCCTGTAACAGAAACTGTAGCACTAGAACCTATCGTAGTGTCACCATCGACAGTATTAGTTGTAGATATTCTTGTTGATATGTCTGTAGTTCCGTCAGCAGCGTAAGCAGGGTTAGAAAGTCCAACAATATCATCTTCTTGAGTGCTTGTTAATACCACAGTATCGGAACCATCTAAAGTAACTGTAGTGTCACCTAAAGAGTTAGCAAGTACGTTAGCTGTAATAGCAGCTATAGTGTCATTTTCAGCAGGGTTTGCACTAGCTACTGAAGTAGGTATTTCAACTTTAACATAAGTTGATCCGATAGTCTGAGCTGTCTTAGGTTCTGTAGAAGAACCATCTACATCGAAGTAAATCGTATATTTTGCAGTATTATTTTCATAAACAAAATGGTCACCGTTAGATACTTCATCAGTACTAAACGTAGTAGAAAAAGTAATTGTGGATATTTCATAAGTTTGTACGTCTTCAGAAAAGTTAGTTACTACAAATCTAGCACTAGGAGAGCCGTAAATAAGGTTATTATTATTGTCTTTAGTTCCGTACAAAACTCTATAACCTACTTTAGAACTAGGAGGTAAAAATCCTCCGACAGTAGGGACAACTACTCCATCAGCATAACCAGCTTTTAAACCACCTGCATTACTTACCATATTTGCACTAAGGTTAGCTCTAGCTTTTTCGGATATCTTTTTAATACCGTCTGCTGAAGTAAAGTATAAGTTAGAATTAGCTTCTTGCCACTTTGTTCTAAAACCACTTTCTACTTGTTCAAAAGTTCCGTTAACAGCTTGAAAAGTTCCGTTAACATCTTCATATTCTAAACTACTCATGTATTGTCTGATAATAGCTTCTTTGTATTCCATGATCTGAGATACAAAATTAGTAGCAGAACTTTCTACATTGTTAGTAGGATTGTTATAATCATTAAAACCTCTACGAGGAGAGATAACTCCGTCTTCGTCAACATTTATATTAGTTCCTTGTTTTAGTGAACCAGATGGTCTGGATAACTCATTTCCATAAGTTACAAGTCCTTGGCACTTTATTATATTACTAGCCATTAGCGATTTCCTCTATATCTTCCTCTCCTAGATTGTAACGTACCATTTCTAGGTCGTATCTTCTTTGGAGCAAGTTCCACTCTATCGTCTACTAAGCCTTGAGTTGCTGCTGACATTTCCATCATTCTTTTTTCTGCTCTAGCTAAGGCTTCAAAATCACCCAAACTATCTAAAACTTGTATAGCTGCCCCCTGAGCTAAAACAGGGTGCATTTCTGTAGGTATGTTTGGTACTGGAGTTTCTTCAGCAATAGTCACATAATCTCCAACTATAAGATCTGCGTAATCTTCTACGTCAGACAAGGTGAAAACTATTGTACCCGTCCCTCCGACGCTACTAATTGTCAAAGAATCTGGAGTAAGATCAAAGTTTTTTATTTTATTAGGAGTTCTAGCACCAACAAGGTCGTAACAACAATTCTCATTAAAGTTTTTACCTACTTGAGATAGCGTTAAAGTTAGTGTATCAGCGTCAGTATCAGCGACAATACTGTCAATAATACCAGCTTTATCAACTTTAGTTAAAAAATTAGGTCTTAGATGATATTTTATTCTAATAGAATTATAGTCTACGCTAGGAGTAACTAGTTTAATTTTATTACTCTCAACATAAAACAGGTCAAGTTCTTGTGATGTATTGACTTGATTAGAATAATCAGGTAAAGCTCCGACACTAACCTGAGCTAATTCATAGGTATTTGAACCATTTATTAACGACACGTCTCTAACAGTATTACCAACGGCTCTATAAGGTATCTCATAAGTTCCAGATGCGTTTCTAGGGACATCTACAGTAACTACTAAGTGTTCAGCGTGAAGCTTCAATAGGGTTGGTAAAACCTGTACATTAAGCTCCTCGTCAATTGTTTCTAAAATATCTGTATCAGTGAAGGAACTAGTGTCATCAGGTACAGTAGTACGCTTCCTGACGGATTTAATAAGTTGATCGCCAGTTAATACTCTAGGCATTGTTCCTCCAAATATTATTTAAGATTTTTACGTAATTTTTTACTCTTTTTGAGAATTTCAGGAAGTTTCTCAGCAGCTTCTTTCAAGCCTTCTTCCGAGTCAGCCATAATAGTAGCTTTAACCGGAGCTTCTGCTCCTACCATCTCTTCTGGTGAAGCCATACACCCTTCAGCGTCTTCTGCAAGCATTTTTAAAGCTCTTAGTTTACTTTTGAGTTTATCTTTCATTATACACCTCTATTTTAGTTCCTATATATAGTTGTCAATATAAAGGTTCTATATTGGTATTATTTACTACTGACCTTTTAATTTCGATAACTTAGCCAATGCTGCTAATCTATCCTTAGCTGCTTGAGAATCTTCATAATTCATTCTAGCGTCGGTTTCGGCAAGCATTTGATCTTCATCTGAAGGTGACATTCCGACACTATCAGCACTATCTAGAACTGGTATAGCTGCCGCAGCATCGTCAGGATTCATAGCTAATGAAGCTAAAGCTCCTACTACAGGAAGCATTTTAGCACCTCTACCTAATTTCTTAGCTATTTTTTCAGCCCACTCTGAACCACTTTGTACTTTTGTTGTAGGTACTTTAGTGTTGATCTTATTAGGTATTTTATCTTTATATACAATCTCGTTCGGATCTGGAGTATTGTTTAAATTAGTAACCTTTAACATATCTTTGTCCAATACTCCTTTAGCTAGATTTACGGATTTGTCTCCAGCAGCTCTTCTCTCAAGTTCTTTTCTTATACGTTCTTCTTTTCTTTTTTTCATTAAATCACTCATGTTATCCCTTATTCATTTACTAAGTCGTGTTTCTCTTGTTCTGTTAATTCCATATTAAGTAGTATCTTTTTTTCTACTTGAGTTAGTGTTGTAATATCTTTAATTAATATTTCTTGTTTTTTTTCAGTAACTGCTAATCTCAGTTCATTTTCTGTGTAAGTTGTAACATGCTCATCCAACTGATCATAATAAGCTTGTATTTGTTGCACTTCTTCTGGAGTTAATGCTTCGATTTCCACCACAGTAAGTTCGTCTTTTGTAGCTACTAACCCATCTGTTTTTGGTTGGTTTTCTCGTAACCATTCATCAAAAAGACTTAAGTTTATAACATACTCTTTCCATTGTAATATCATGTTGAATCCGCTAGTTTGAATACTGATAAAGTTCTTTCAAAACAAGTAGCTGTACCACCTGTCACTGACCATCTAACTTCTACATCTTGAGTTCCATCTACTTCAACTCTACAATTAATAGCTACTCCTCTACTTCTACCTCCATCACCTGCTGTATTTTCCCTTCTACTGTGCCCTACAGCTACTCCATCTACATACACTTGAAATATAGTCTCCTCTGGAGTATTAAATAAACCAGCTCCTGTGTTTTCATTTGAAGCACTAAACCATACTTGATAAACACCTTCTAAAGGGGTCAAAGTCATACCATTCAACAAAGAAGGAGTTCCTGAACTAGTAGTCGTATTAGCTGTAGCTTGAGCTTCTGCGTAAACTAAAGTTACATATTTAGTAGGGTCAACCCCTTGTCCTCCACTGAAGTAACGTATCATAATAACTCTTCTCCGCCTTGAATTAAACAGACTATTGTAACATTACCTGTAGAATCTATTATTTCAATATATACATAATCAATCTCTGCTGCTGCGGCTGATATAGAACTTCCGTCTAAAATGACAGTAATATTAGCTATGTCTGAAAACACCCAAGCTCTATCTGATGATATATCTAATTCGTAATTAGTATCTGAAGTATTTGTAAGCTCATAAGATTGAGAAGTAGTTCCAGCTATCGCACTTAGTTCGTAATTTAGATTAACTATAGGGTTATTTGCCTCTGATGGTTTAATTGCTGCTACGACATAAGAGATATCATTACCTCCTGAATAAGAACCTGAGTACCCTAAGGAACCTGTGCTTGTTATACTAGCAGTTACAATAGCTTGAGTCTGATTGTTATTTGTAGTCGAACCATCTTGGAACCTTTCTATTGCACCTGTAGGAGTAGTGGCTGTTTGATGAGTTTCAATCTCCGAACCGAAAGCACCGATATACAATCCTCCGTTGGTCGCTGAAGTTAAAGTTCCTGAGTAGTTAGTTTGATTGTTATCATTATCTACATCTATCGAATCTATAGGGTCTGCTAGATCTGCTCCTGAAATTCTAGTAACTGCGATTACCGCGTGACCTGCTGTCTCTGAGAAGGTTACTGTAATAGTACCGTTTGAAGTTGGAGTACCTGTCATTCTGAACATATGAGTTCTAGATTCAGCACTATCCCCACCTGCTGTATTTGAATCTCCTACTAAGATATCACCTATATCGGCTATAGTATATTCATCAAATCCCATAGTATTAGAAATACCTGTAACAGTAGTACCCGGTTCGTTAGTCGAAACTGAAACTATATATAAATGATCTTCATTAGCTGTGACTGTAGGAGAAGTGATACTTCCTACGTTTCCTACATCTTGACCGACAGTATCTACCCAAGCTGCTGTTTCAAACTGACCAGCTTCTTTACGCATTTCAGCACCTAAGGTAACGGATAATATATCATTAGTAGTACCTGCTGTAAAACCTGATACTTCTAAAGTCTCTCCAGTAGCGTCCATAATAGCTCTAGAACCGTTACTAGTTAATGCGTTATTAGGAGTAGTTACTGTACCTGAAGTAGAAGCTCCACTTCTTGTTAAGAGGGTTTGAGTACCTCCTGTATCTTGAGCAACTCCCCAATATTCTACGTCTTCACTAAAAGGAAGTACTACGTGACTTTCAGGAGGTAATCTATAACTTTCTGAGTTATAAGTTATAGTATTACTCGTACCTACAGCACACGAGAAAGAACCACTATTCTTAATTATAGTAGCTCTCCTATCTGATAGAGGAGATGTATCTAACCTTACTGGAGTATTACCTACACTTACTTGAGTGAACTTAGGTTGGGTAAGAGGTTTAAGTAGTACATCATCATGAATTTCTTCTATTGAATGTTTAGGATTACCTGTATCAGTTCTAACTGGCACATCTTGAAAGCCTGTACCTGAAGCATTTCTAATGGTCTGTATAGACCTGTTTAAACCTGCCAAATTGTTATTTTCTGGAATCACCTGAACTTCTTGTGTAACTAGTCCGGGATCTGTTATCAAAAAAGAAGATGTCAAATTAAACGTAGATTGAGCAGCTAAACCATTTTCATATCTTACTCTCACCCACTTAGATTGTAAAGGGTATTGTCTTCTAAATAACTGATTAGGTGTTGAATATGAGACCATTATAGAACTGTCTACGGAAGAGTTGTCACCATTAGTAGGGGAATCTTCCTGTGAAAAATCTACGTAAACAGTACCTGATTGATCTGACTTCAAAGCTAAACTCAGTTTTATATAATTCTTCTCCCACTCGAACCATTCTCCTGTAAATATATGATCTGTACCTCCAGTGTTTCCGTTAAGAAGTGTAGATGTTGTGTTAGGACTATGTTGACCTTGAATTCTAAGAGCTTCGTATACATCATCAGGGTTCTTACCTTTAGAAACATTTTGAGTAAGAGGAGCAGGAAAGAAACCAAAAACAGGCTGGTCTATTGATATATCTACTGGTTGTATAGTGCCGTTACCACCTGTTGACCTAGCAGTTATTTCAGTAACCGAAGAACCAGATTCATTGCATATAATTACTCTAAAATAGTCATCAAAAAATCTAGCAGCTACAGAGGCTGGTGAATCAGAAATAGTTACCAAATTAGGTTCATTACCACCTTGTATATTATTACCTAAAGAATCACTTGCATTTAATAAAAATACTTTAACAGACTGGTTACTTAATATATGGAAATCCTGAGTTTTAAATTCTCTAACAGCTATCCATCCTGAATCTATTACATTTGGTTCAGGATTTAGTACAGGATCTACTGTTATACCAACTCCGCTTGGTAAAGAAGGGTCATCCGGGGTAGCATATTTAAAAATTACTTCATGAACAGATTGAGTTTTTAATGAGTTATTAGAGGTTACTTCAGCATTTCCATAAAACTCAGTAGGTTCAAGGTTAGAGTCTACTTTATTACCAGCTAATACTGTCCTAATCACTTCAGCATTAGTACTATCAACTATAGGACTCGCTATAGGTAATGATATAGGCTGTACAGAAGCTGTTCTAAGTGTAGACTCTAGTTCAAAAGTAGTCTGAGCAGCTATGCCATTTATGTATCTAATTCGATATCCATCTAATCTAGGTGGTAAATACAGAGTAAGTTGTCCAGCCTCTACATCTTTAACTGAGAATGTAAATGTTTGAGTAGATATGACAGTAGGAGTAGTCGCGTTTGCATCATCTGTGAATTCTACAACTATACCATCTATATCACTTGCTACATCTGACTGTATTGATATTTCAATAGACTTATATCCATCAGAATCAATCCATCCCGATTCGTAAATCCCACTAACTCCTAAAGGTGAACTAGTCTTTATAGAGTTATTATCGATATCTACTGCTATTCCGTCTGCTTTAGCGTTTATATAATCACCGTCAGGTTGTCTAGCTGTGTTAATAGATTTTACTACTTGTACCGATCTATCATCTGTTATAGAACTATCCACTCTATGAACAGATACATGTGATATCTTAGTTAAAAGTAATGTTTCTATACTAATTTCAGACTGAGCAGTTACTCCATTAGTATAAACTACTCTAAAATATCTACCATATATACCTAGTTGAAAAGTTCTATACTGACCTGTTTGGTAATTATATTCAGGAGTTCCTTTGAACCAATCTACGTTGTTATGTGAGAATTGGAATTCAATGCCATCAGCATCAGCATCTTGATCTGCGTAGTAATTTATATTAATCTGAGCATATCCGAGTATATCAGTACCTATTCCAGTAAAAGTAGCTCCTGCTCCGAGAGGTGTGGTGGTAGTATTATTGAAATCTACTACATCAGTAAAGTTAGTGATAAGTTGATCTAGTTTATTCTGAGTTTCGTCATGTTGATTATTCATGTCCGATCTAAAACCTTGAGTCTCAGCTAATTGTTCATCTTGATTTACTTGAGTTTCATCGAACTCTGACTGTAACAAATCTCTTGTAGTTTGAAATTCAGCATCTAAGTTATCATCAATCTGCTCTAGTGTATTTTCTAGAGTATTAGTATTGTTTATAATTGCTACCTGAGTCTCATCAAACTCAGCCTGAAGTATAGTTTGAGTTTCGTCAGATTGATCGTTTACAGAAGTATTTAAAATATCTAACTTATCGTGAGTATCTTGGTCGTGAACCAAAGCTTCACTATCTGTATTTATAGCAAGTTCTTCAACTCCATCTCCAATTCTAACTGAATCATGGATATCACCAGCATCAGGATCGTTATCTAAATGTGAAAGTTGTACTTCTAACTCAGCGTTTACCGTACCAATATTAACACTACCATCACTAAGTTGTACCGATAAAGGATTGTCTGGTCCGTAAGGATTACCATTCTCATCAGTTATTGCAGCTTTTGTAGGGAAGTTAAATGAAGCTGTGTAAGGGTCATATACAGCGTTTTTAAGAAGTTCCTCTTGCCATATAATATTCCCATCAGAATCGTACTCTAATTCTACACTAGTAACTAAGTAACTCTCGCCTTCTTTTGTTCTAGATACAGTAAACCCTGTAGTACCTAAATCAATAACTGGAGTGTCGCCAAATTGTAAATATTCTATTTCAACAAAGTCTGAAAGTATTCCAGAATAAGTTATTCGTATATCTGTGATATTAGCTAGAGCTTGCTTATTTGCAAAAGCTACTAGTGTCGCAGAATCGTTATTATTATAAGTAGCCGCTATTTCTACATCAGCAACTCCGGGAGCTGAACCCGACCCCGACACTACTTGATATATAGCGTAGGTTTTACCGTCAAGGTTATTAGTAAGAATGTAATAAGTTCCTGCTAAATCTCCTCCTGAATCTGCTCTGAAAGTAAGCTTGTCTATTGTAGAATCTAGAGCTTGGTAATAGTCAACCTTGGTAGGTCTGTTATCACCGTCTAATGTCTGTCTAAAATGCGTATATGCGTCTTTGAGTATTGTATTGGTAGGTAGTGTCCTCTTAGCTGACTGAAGCTCAGAGAACTCCATTCTGTTCGTCTGAGAGCTATCAAACTGAGTCATCTTTACGTTTCTAAAATCTAACTTACCGTTTTTCTTATTATAACTCATTAGAATCCTGTTTTATATCCAAATTTAATTGCTTTTTCTTCTGGACTAAGTTTAGCACCAACGTCTATCCCACCTAAATTAGTACCAACTTCTAACTCACCTTCTGCTGCTAACCTAGCTAAAGCAGCTAATCTTGCTACGTTTTCTTCGTCAATGCCAGTTTTATTTAACAACTTTTTACCTTGTTTTTCTATAGCAGGTTGGTATTTCAACTGAGCTATTTTAAGTAATGCGTTTTGAGCTTGTTTTATATCATCTTGCATTGTATCACGATTCCTTACTTTTGTCAAGAGGTTTTTTCGATTTTTCAAAAGCATTTGCTCCACTCAATGAAGCAGCTACTCCAGCTAAAGCCATTGCTGTATCGTGACCTTGAAGTAAGGCTACTCCTAGAATTACTACAGCAGTAAATGATATGAATGTTCTTCTACAGTTTAATAAATGCTTCATTAAGATTCTCCGTCTACTCCTTCAGCATCTAGTGTCATTGTAGTAGCTAATCCTGTACCTCCGTCAAAAACTGTAAGGTCTTTAGCTCCTACTAAGTCAGGAACTGTAGTCGTAGTGGTTCCGTTATCACCATTAAAGTCGTAGTGATGAACCAAATTAGATATACCTGAACTTTGAGGGTTTACATAACTTCTAGAATTGTATAGTGTCGTGATTTCACCTGATAAAAGTTCCTTATTGAAAACTGCGATATCCGATACTTTCTGAGTATTTATAAAAGTATTGTCAGGAACCAGTCCAGAAACGTCTGTAAATATTAAGTCATAAGATTCTTGGTGAAATGGAGCTGAAGCTTGGAACAATAAAGATCCATCTAGGTAAACATCAGTAGTTCCTGCCGATTGTTTTGACACTAGAGTCACCATCCTCCAAGTATCTGCTGCTATTTCAGAAATATTACCAAAGTTATAGAATTTACCTGCTCCTCCGTCGTCAACTACAAATTTTAATGTACCTGAATCTCTAGTGAAACCTACAGTCTTAGCTCCATCTTTATTAACTGCGATCAAAGCTCTATGAAGGTCAGTAGAGTCTAGAGAACTATCAACTTTCATCCATACGTTAAAAGAAACTATATCGTCAACGAACTCTCCGTCAAAACCTGCTAAGTATTGGTCAGTATTTAAGAAGTCTACAGATAGTGTTCCAGAAACAGGGTCACTAGCTGTAAAATCAAACTCTACAGTATTTAATTCAGCTCTTTCTACCTTAAATTTACCATTTTGTTTATCGCGAATAATTACTCTCTGAACTTGAAATGTGTCGTCGGCTGTAGTGTCAAGAAGCAAAGTTCCCTGAGTAGTAGCTCCTGATAAATCAGTAAACCTTACTACTGCTTTTTGACTATTTACAGTAGACTTATATAGTACCTTGATTTCTCGAAGGTTGTCTGTGTCTGTATAAAAAGGAGTTCCGACTAAAGCAAATAAATCAGCTAGAGTCATAGTTATTGTTGCTGGAGTTCCTTTCTCAATTGAAGGTAATGTTACTACTGCCATTTTATATATCCTTATTCTGGTTTAGGGTAATTAGTTTTAACTTGGTTTCTCAACACTACGTACTCATCCCACTTAGTAGAGTCACCTAGCTCTTTTTCTACTAAAGCTTCTTTGAGTAAGTTATCTAGTTTAGCATATTCTCTTTGACGATTTCGTAGACACTCTTGAAGAAGGTAATCGGTATCTTGAGACAAGTCTTCTGTTACAACTACGTAGTCAGCTTTAACCAGTGACTCTTCGTAAGTTTCTACTACGTTTCCTTCATCATCAGTTATATCTACGTTTCGGACACTAAGAACCCTATCTTGTAATTCTACAGGAAGCTCCTCGGTTTTTACGTAGCGTTCAGGTTTACCCATAGGGTGCTTTAACTTAGATGTTTGCTTGTTGATGTAAACCTGAGCTTCTTCTAGGGTAGAGAATTTACTACCACAGGAATAGTTTGTTAATTGGTTTGTTATAGTTACTTTTATCATGTTATATCCTATTTAATTTTAACTAAAGAAAATGTTACATCTTTACTATTACTAGAAAAAGTCCTACTTCCTCCGTTACTTTGCGAAGTATCTATCTTGATAACTTGACCTTTACTAAGGTAAACAACAGACGATAATGTAGCAACTTGTAATGTACCTCTTTGGATTGTTTGAGCAAATCTTGTATTCTCAACACCGTCTACTACAATTCTTAATGTGTACAATCCTGAATCAGAACTAAAGTTATCATAAGTAATGTTGGAGTTTATTTGGTAATAGCCTGATGTAGGTGCTTCATATTCTCCTGTAGTATTATCATAGGCTCCATGTGTGTCGAACTCTACATCTTCAAATACAACTGTAGTTGCTGTAGAATTTGGTATGCTCTGACCACTATCTGAAGTAGCTCTAAAAGCCACAGTCTCAGCCTCAAGTATAGTCTGCGGTGACGCTAGTTTAGCAATGTGTATGTGGTGAGAATCTACGACATTAGATAATGTTACTGTTTGCGATGACCTTAACGATAACATGTCACCTTTTTCTAAATATATAGTATTTGAAAAATCATGTATTACTGCTGACCTTGTCAACTTTATTCTTTTATCTTGAGTCCCGTTAATGTAGGCATATATTGAAAGGGCTGTAGATATTGTAATATTCAATGACCCATTTACCAAATAATCACCACTCTCAGGAGCAGTAAACTGAGTACCATTCCAGCTAGAAGTTGTGTCTCTAGTTTCAGTGAAGTCTATGTCAGTTACGTTTGCTGTGATAGAAGTACCACCGTTACCTGCACCTTCTACTACTATCTCTCTACTACCGAAGTCTTCTGAGCTTACTGCGTTTGATGACCAGCCTTGAATGGGTACATCTTCAAAACTTATATAAACTTCGTCTCCTGAAACTATAGTTCGATTTGTACCTGCTCCATTCCAGTTATTAGTGATAGTGTATAGCACGTTACTACTTTCGTCTGAATCAAAAGAAGGTAACAAAGGTCTAACTTTACCGTCATCTACTGGAGATAGTTCTAAGACCCCAAAAACGTTCCCTTGAGATGCGTCATTTACCCTAACCTTACCCAGAGGTCTTTCGGTAGAAGCTAATTTAGCTGTATCTACAGTAAAAGGTAAATTTATATCCAAAGTTGTTGCATCAGGTGTACCGGAATAAGTTATATATATCTCACCACTTATACTCTCCCCGTCTCTTTTATAAAAACCAGAATAAGTAGTATTAGTAGTATGAGTACCAGTAGGAGTCCAAGCTACAGAATCAGTTCCAAAATACCCAGTAGCTGTCTCTCTAGGTCCCAACTCAATATCATCAAAATAAGCGTCTTTAGCGTCAGTATCCGTACTAGCGTAGTGAATACAAAGTCTGTAATCATCGTCACTAGCGTCAAACTGGAATTGCTTTAGTATCTGAGGAGAACCTGCTATCAAATCAGGGTTATTAGGTGAAATTATGTTAAAGTCAGCTACAAAACTATCGCTTGAGCTTACTAAATAGAAAGTTAAATCACCGTCGTCTAAAGCTGAAGTATCTGCAATTAGTTTAAGAAGGTTCTTTAAAGTCTTATGTCCTTCTTCTGCTGTAAACTGGTAATAAACCCCTTCACCTTGTACGTTACTAGCTGTTTTAGAAAGCTTGAAATCAGCGTCTTCAACAAGAGGATTTGTAGTGTTCTGAGTAAAAGTTAAGTTACCAGAAGGTGTACCCCCAAAGTCATCAGGTCTAGTATCAGGAGTAGTGTTCGCGTAAACTGTCCATCCTGCGGTATCTGTTTCAGCAGTACCATTTTCAATATAGTTAAATCCTCCAGAACCACCTGTTCCTGAACCAGTGCCTCCTAGAACTTGCCATTTATTTTTATTGGTATTATATATTAAACTAATAGCCGAACCAGCTTCTAGTGTTATAGCAGCTCCTGTACCAGTTATGATTTGATCACCTGCTGTAGCTCCTGTCTCATTATTAATTATTTTCGGAGTAGTTGAATTATTTTGTAAGATTAAAAAAACATCTAACACATTAGATGTTTTTACTCTAGGAATCATATCAATACTAACTAAAGCATCACTAGTTAAAGAAGCTACCGTATCTTCGGGTTCTATTAAAGTAGCATTGCTTCCTGTAGTAGTGTCTACATAAGATTCAAAACTTACGTCACCTCTAAGTTGACTACCTTCTTCTAAAAGTGTGACTTTGTCCGCTAGAGGAGTTAAAACTATATCTCCAGTAACAGGGTTAGCACTAACGTTAGATATACTATTACTGTCAATCTCAAGTAAGTCTACAGTTATTTTAGTAGCCCCTTCTATTTCATCTAAGTCATTTATTGTTACTCCAGAATCCTGTTGATCCCCAGTAACTCCGTCAAATCTAACTATTGCATTATCTGTAGAAGGTGAAACTTTATCTACCTTGCTTGTAACGTCTATAGCTTCAATACCATCTTCTAGGTCTTGTAAAGCTCCTTTAACCGTTTCGTTATCAGCTATTGTAGTACCTGTAAAAGTACCTAAGTCTGTAGAGTTCTCAGCGACCCCAGAAAGCGTTATAAGGTCATCTACGTTCTGATCTACCTCAGAGATAGTAGAAGCGTTTGTGGAGATGTTAGAGGTGTTTGTAGCTATGTTTGCAGCGTTGTCAGTTATATCAGATTCATTAGAAGCTATGTCTACTTCGTTCTGGTCTACTCTAGCTTCAACTTCGTCAACAGCAGCTTGTACGTCTGTAGCAACTAGTCCTGAAGTTGTGTTATCATAAGCTATTTCAGAAGCTTCGTCTTTAGACTGTATTTGAGCATCAACATAAGCTTTAATTGACTGTTGAGTAGCTAGTTTAGTGTCAGAATCACTGACCATATCGTCTTCGTCAAGAATAGCTGTACCTGATAAGTCACCGTCTAATGTTATGTCTTCGATTGTTTTATTTGTTAGTGTTTGAGTTTGGTCTTCAGTTACTATCGACCTTTCAGCAGAATCCAAGTAAGCTTTGAACTTCATATCAGAAGGATCTACTCGTAACTCACCTTCTTTAGTTGTAGCTGAAGTAGAAGGTTTTAGTAATACCCCTAGTCCAAACTTTTTTCTTAATTTTGACATATCTTATATCTCCGTATTATTCAAAAAATCCTTCATTTATAAAAGCATTACCTTCGAATTTAATTGTCACTGTGTCTGTATTGGCTATTTTAAGGTAACTGAATCCGAACTGTCCACCTGTAACTGTGAAATTTAGCTCAGTATCGTCCCCTACAAATTCTTCACTGAAGTTAAGGGTAGTTCCATTATAAGCTCCCTCTATGACAAATCTTTCAACTTGATCAGGAGTAGCGTCTGTGTAGGTTCTAGTTATAAACCCAGTAACTTCTATAGATTGTACGAAAGCCGTATCAAATAACATACCTGTAATAGTACCTTCAATATGAGTACCTGTGTCAGTTCCTGAAAGGGTTAATTCTGTTGTTGCTATATCTCCGGGACCAGAGACATTGGTGAGTACGTCGGTTACTTCTTCAGCCCATCCTGTAGCTTCTTCAGCGTAATTGGAATCTCCTACGTCTGGATATTTAAATACTTCGTCTCGTACTGTAAGTGTTTTTGACATGATATTCTCCAATAGAGTTTTTACTCTATAATATAGTTGTTAATATACAGGGTTTAAATACGCTATTTCTTGGAAAATGGAGTAATATTAGGTACTTAAACAAAAAAGCCCCAGAACTTGTCTGAGGCTAGTTTATAGTATTTTTTAATTATTAATCAACGTCCAAAGTAGCAGTAACTTCGTGATTAGCTTCGTAGTCTGTATCTGTTACTCCAGCATCTAGGTCAAGTTGAGCTAGTAGTGCATTATGAGCAGCAACTAGAGCTACATGATCGTCAATCAACTTTTCAATCTGTTCAGCAAGGTCTTTATTAAGATTAGCCTTAAGATCTACTTTCAATTGGTTTCTAATAGCCATGATTTATCCTTGTAAAAAAGAAGGGGAGAACTAAGCTCCCCTATTTAGTTATTTTTCAGCTAAGATGTATCTTAATTGACAGATAGAACTTGGTCTAGCTGTGAATAGTGACTCATCAGTCATACATCTCATTTCGATACCATGCTTACCTTCAAGTAATTTAGCGAATTTACCGCCATCTGGTCTGTCGAAAGTAACTTCAGTAGAACCGATTCTCTTAAGCTCTTTTTCACATACGATGTATGCATACCCTTGCTTAACAAAAGTAGAAGCTTTAACTTTGATAGTTCCGTTTTGTCCGAAGAACTCGATCTCTCTAGCACCAGACTGATGCTTGTTAGAAGAGTAAGAAGAGTCAAGAACTCTCTTAGCATCTTGTTCAGTCAATAGGTCATCCCATTGCTTAGGGTTTACGTAAACGCAAACTTCTTCTTCCATAAGACCTTTTTCTACCATTGCAGAAATACCTTCTTCGATCTTAGCTTGAGAAAGAACAGCAGGGTTATTAACGTCAGCTCCAACATTAACTACAGAACCTTGGAAAAGTGGCTCGTTAGTGTTAGTGATACCAAAAAGAGAAGTATTTTCCTCAGAGATTCCGTGAATACCTAAGAACTCGTTTTTAGCAGAAGTTGTAGCAGCACCTTTAAAGTAAATAACATCATCAACAGCAACATCATCAGCAGGAGAAGCGAAGTTACCACCAGAAACTTTAGCGATAGTGATAGTTTTATCAGTTAAAGAATAGCCAGTAATGTAAATTGCATCAGAGATAGACTTAGCAGAAACAGCAGAATCAAAGATTTCAATTTCAGCACCAGTAGTACCATTCCAGATACCAGCAGCCCACTCAGCGTCTTTGATTTCGATTGTTTTAGTAGCAGTAGCAGCTGTGTTAGCAGTTTTAACAGCTCCAAGTCCAGACTGTCCATAGAACATTTGAACTTCTAATCTGTGGTAAATAGAGTTAAGCATGTTACCAACCATTAAACTCATAGCTTTTTCGATTGATTGTGCATCACTAGCGGATCTATTTAAAGCTCCGATAGAAATAGCTGAACGAAGAACAAGCTCATTAGCTTGAACAGAAGCTTCTTCCATTTTAAATTCTTTAGCGTCGTTAAGATCAAATAAAGAACCAGAAGTTCCACCATAAGAGAATCCAGACTCATAAGAAAGGATTACAGGTTCAACATAGCTTTTACCTTGTTTCTTAGCAGTATCAAATTTAACTGCATTGTATAGTTTTACGTGATCAGGTACTAATTGTTTTACTTTGTCTGCGTACCTTTCTTTGTACAGACCGTTTAGCGTATCTACTTGATTAGCCATTTTAATTTCCTTTTAGGTTCTTACACCCAGTTAGTTAATAGTTATACAAAAAACGACCCATTACTTCTTATAAGTTTAAATTTGGTATTCTAAAGTCCACAACTAATCCGAGGGTATAGTCGTTTCATTTAAAAATCTCCTTCAACCGCCTAAGCAGCAAAAGTGGTCAAATTATAGTAGAAACCAGAGCGAATCGTAGTCTCTACCATATAGTTGTCAATTTTGCAAGTTTTATTTTTAATTTTTTACCTAATTTCAACAAAAAAATTCAGTTTTTAAATATTATCAATAACTTAGAGATTGCCTCTCATAAAATCTTTTAAGCTCAATTTAGGCTTTTCTTCTTTCTGAGGGTCTTTAGGTTTACTGACATTCTTAATATCACTAGCAGAAGGAACTTTTTTAGCCGCTTGCTCGACTCTAGTTCTTCTAAGAGCTTCTGATAAATCTTCACCCATATATTTACTAAGTAGTTTCTGATCTTTCAACATACCAGCACTTCTTTGAAACTGGTCGCGAATCTCTTTTTTGACACTATCAAGAACTTGTTTAGGTTCCAGCTCTAAGCCTTTCTTAGCAGCTTCGTACATATGGTAAGCCACTCTAGATACTGTAGCGTTATCAACTTTAAGTTCAGGGTCAGCCTCTAAAGCTTGTTCAATAGAGTTTTTAAAACTAGCTGTCAACTTAGCATTTTCTTCAGCTTCCTCGCGCTCTCTAGCTTCTCTTTCTAATCTCTCAGCTTTGTCAATAGCTTCTTGGTATTTTCTCTCACGTTCTTGAGCAGCTTTTTCCTCTGGACTAAGCTCTTGTTCTTTAAGAAGGTCATCAAAATACTTACTAGAATAATCAATAGGGTCAAAATCAGGGTTAAGTTGCTTAATTAGTTTAAATGGGTCAGCTTGAACTCCCTCTAAAAACTGCTTAAATAACTTCTCTTGCTCTGCTTTTTCCTGCATAGTAAGTTGACCTTTATAAGCTTTCTGAAGTTCTGCTCTAACAGCATCTTCGTCACTAAGATCAATTTCTTTTGTAAACTCTTTACCGTCAACTTTTAGTACAAACTGACGAACCATTGACTGAACTTCTTCTTCACTAGCTCCATTCTCAATAGCTTCTTCAATTTCAGCTTCTAACTCTTCTTCTGTTTCAGCTTGAACTTCTACAGACTCTTCTGAACTCTCATCTCCTGAAAGCTCCTGAGACTCCTCAGAACCTTCCTCTCCTGACTCATTTAGTTCTACCTGTCCTGATTCATCCGAAGCTTCTGCAGCCGATTCTGTTGCTTCTGGTGCAGATGTTTCTGCTGGTGCTTCTGCACTTACGTTTTCGTCACTCATTTTATTCTCCTTTATGCTAGTCTGTTATGATATAGCAAATTAACTCCGTCATTATGATAGGAGTTTGGTTAAATGATTTATTCTTCTTTATTATCCGTATTTCCGTATAATTCTTGTCGTTCCCATTCTTCTTGAGTAAAACCTTTAGGACATACTCCAAAGCTACGCTCTCTACTTTCTTTACCAGTAGGTACTCCGAACTTTGAAAGCTTCGCTCTAGCTGCTCTTTTTAGGACATTCTCATTAGTATATTTACCACTTTTAAAAACAAACTCCTTAGTTCTTTCGTTACGGACATAGTATTCCATAGCGTTAGGATCTTCTAAGTTGAGTATGATTCTGTACTTAGCTCCTGTGGAAGCTGAAGTAAAGGCTCTCATTGAGATACGGTGATTTTCTTTGTATTTATGATTTGTGTATCTAATTCTTAAGTTCATTACATCTCCTCAGGGGTTGTAGGCATTGGAGGTAAGATTCCAGAATCCACCCCAGCCGGAGTAGCTGGTTCCGGGAGATTACTAGGAGCTTGTTGATTAGGTGTCATCATTGGAGCATTACCTTGATCAGGAACTGGAGCTTGTGCATTTTGAGGAGGAGTGACCGTTCCCATAGAACCGGGTTGTCCGGGTGCAGCAGGAGCTGGTGCTGGTGGAAGTGGGGCTTCCCCAATCATAGATAATATTGAAGGATCAGTAGTACGTAGTAGATTAACATGCTCCTGAACATGTTCGAGTACAATTTGAGATAAAAGTGGATCTTTTTTCAACTCAGCGTCGTTCAGAAGTTCCATATGTTTCATGATATGCTGCGAATGTTTCTCAGACCAAATAGCCTGTTGTCTCTCACCCTTTATCATAGCTTCGTTTTCAGAAATTATAAGTATCGAGTTATCTATTTTAGAGTCAGTAGCTACATTCAAGTTACCAGTGTTAAGAACCATCAAGTAATCGTTAACGTCAGTAATCAATCCCATCTGTAAAAGGTTCTCAGCTACCTGCGCTCTACCTGCTGTAGAGTTCATAAGAGCGTTCCCTCTATCAACCACAACCCTATTAATTGATTTTATATCGTCAGATTTAAAGTCTCTCATTTCTGTAGCATTATTTACTCCAGAAATAGCAATAGTTCTAGGGACTGAAGCAAAGTCTTTAAGAAGGTTTATAACTCCTGTACCTACGTCTTCAATAAGTCTCACGTAAGAGTTCTCTAGTTTATTTACAAATTGTAAAGCCTGAGCTTGTACTAAGGCTAATGCGTTACCAGAGCGTAGGGCAGCGTCAGGATTACCTCTCGCGACACTATTTACACCTGATAAGGTCTCCATTCCTTTTTCAAGAAGCTGCATCATCTGATAAACTTCTGGACTAGTAGCTGTAAGCTGCATAGGTTCAGGTTTACCACCTCCGTTAAGAGCGTTGTATTTTATGAACTGCATACCGTTACCGACTTGTTCAAACTCTACCCCTGCTTCTCTTGGAACCATGACACTTTGTAAACCAAAAGCATTTATATTTGAAGCTGCTGTTGAGTACATTGAGTTAAGCATTTCCTGTAGAGGAAGTAGGTCAAACATGTTAGTATAACCGTAAGGAGTTCCTATAATATTTGAAGGAGTGATTCTGTACACTGGTAAGCTTCTATAAGGCATTACCGTATCTTCTAAAATGATCTCGTTATTAACATAAAGCATATAACGACCATTGGTCATGGACTCGGTTCTTTTGTGAAAAAACTCGTAAACAAAAATATCGTCAGTTTCGTTCTCAGTATTATGAGGAGTATCTGTACCACTCTTTTGAGCTTTATCTACAGTTTCTATATTTAGTAACTTTTCTTCTAGCTCTGGGTATTTTGCGGCTAGGTCAAATCTGTTTTTAGCTGTTCTTATAACAACCCAGTCGTTCTTAGAAAAGTATGGTTTTGTAGAGTCGAAGATTATATCATAAGGAGACACTAGTCCGAACTCTAAATCACCCTCATGAATAGGAAAACCAGTAAGGACATTTCCATCTTCATCGACAGGCTCACCGTCTTCGTTTTCTCCAAAGATAGAATTAGGATCAGGTTCGATTACATCATAGACTTTACCTTTCGTACTATTCCACTCTAGCTTAACGTAACCTGACCCTAGTATAATTGCATATTCAACAGCATCATTGAGGACTTCTTCTAGTCTCATTTCTCTCATGTAGTAGTCGAGTAGACCGTTTCCTAACTTCGCCTGAATAAGCGATTTCTTATCCGTATTAATAGCTCTACATTGTAATGCTGGTCTAGAGCCTGTAACCATACCATGAATGTGTTCAGCAAGGTTTCTAAAGTGATTTACAGCTAGTTGTACGATTTCACCAGACTCGCCTCCAAAGCTTATTTGATGAGCATTATTAGTGTCGTAGTAATCTCCGTAATAAGCTCTCCAAGAACGCTCAATTTTATCAATGTAAGTAGAATCAGAAATACCTGTAAACCAACTTCGGGCTTTTTCCGTTAAGACGTCTATTGTATTCTCAGCTTTATCAGCAGCAAAATATACTTGTTTCATGTAAAGTCCTTTATTCGTATCATTATATAGTTGTCAATATTGTGTATTATCATCTTCTTTTTTTTGTTTTCTTGCGTAAATTTAATAACTTAGCCATAAAAGCAGCTCCCTCTGATTTATTAGCTTCTTGAAAATGAGAAGGTATGTGAGTATCTTCTGTTATGTTCATACCGTAGTTATGAGGATAAGGGTTTCTCCAAACATCTATGTTACGTATAAGATAATATAAAGCTGGAATTGCATCAACGTGACCACCTTGTATTGACTTATCTGGACTGTCAGCTAATCTTTTGAAATCGGTTCTTTTATTATTCCATTGTCCGTACTCTAGATGGTAAATTAAATGCTTACATCGTTCATGAATCCTAATTCTATTCTGTCCCATCCATATTTTCATCTCATTTATAGCACCGTCTTTATTGTCTTTCTTAGTCGGTAAAAACTGTATACCGTGAAGTTGTCTGAGGTCGTTTATAAGCTTTAGGTCATTATCCATGACTCTTCTGTAAGGTAGTACTCTTATATCACTTTGACGGAACCTAATCTCTTCTATCATATTCACTTCTTTAGCTAAAGCTTCTGTTGTCATAGTAGGTCCGTTCATCACTAACTCATCTAAAATTACAAGTTGTGCATTTCTAAAATCGTAGTAACCAAATAACATCACAGTAAGATCTCGATAACCAATATCAGCACCTACGTAGAAGTCGAAGTGTGGTGGGAGTTGAGGAGCATCTTCGTCAGTGTCTGAGAATACAATAGAAGCTTTATTATCGTAAAACTCTGAACAAATTGCAGCTTCTTTGTCAATTGCTATTTCACACATGTATTCGCGAAGGAAATCTGGATCTTTTTCACGAAGAGGTTCAAAATCCATTAATATTTCTTCTCTAATCTCATCTGTAAAGTTTGGGTTATCCCATATAGTAAATATCTTTAATCTTCCTGTAGCCTTGTAAGGAACCATAAAGTCTGTTATAAATTCATGATCGGGAGAAGTAGAAGGTGTAGATGCTAATATCATTTTACCACCTGTAGTTCTGATAGTAGGAGACAGTACTGACTTAATTGCGTAAGATAATCGGTCAATAAAGCCTGCCTCATCGATGCAACACAAGTCTGCTCTACCGCCTCTAATGTTTTCTATCCGAGAATTATTCGCTCCTGAAATCTGTATCTGTGAATTATTAGGAAAAATAAAAACTTTATCTTGAGTATTGTATACAGGTTTTAAATGTCTTGGACAGTCTTCCGTTATCTCTGAGATAAGAGGTTGTATATTTTTCTTAGCATCTGTTTGCTGAGGAAATATAAACTTAACTATAGCATTTGGTTTTTTTAAACATAACATTATCGACTCTACTAAAAGCCACCACGTCTTGCCTGTTCTCCTCGAAACAACTACTGCTGAAGTCTTGGTATTATCGGTATCAACCATTTCTTTTAATTCACGTTGTACATTATTTAACTTCCAATAAAGTTCTCCGAGTTCCCAAAGTTTATCAGTCTCTCCTAGATCAGCCAATTTATCTATAGCTTGATATTTTTCAAATTTCTCATTATCAATAGGGTACATCCTACCACAATCATTTAACTTTACTAATTTATCTTCACTCTGCATAAATCTCCATTCTCCATGATTCGTTTTCATAAGTATTATCGAACCTATTTTGTTTCGCACAGTTTTCAGAAGCTGTTATTACTTGTAAATTAGCTTCTACGTGAAGTCCACAAACATTAGGATGGTTAAGAGGTATGATGTGATCGACATGATATTTTACCCCAGTTTCTTTTTGAAGTTCTTTAGCTTTTTTGTAAATTTGTCTAATTTTATCTTCATTTCTCCATGACACTAGAGCTTGTTTTTCTGTCTTCCGTCTTCTCATTTTACGACGTTTTCTAACATGAGGATTTTTCTCATTGTATCTACGTTGAGCTTCTCTCACTTTATCAGGATTCTCCTTTCTATATTTAGCACATCTTTCTTTGACTTTTTCTTTGTTTTTCAGACGATATCTTTTACTGCTTTCTAATATTCTTTTTTTGTTCTCAGGTATTTGTTTCCACTTTCTTGTGAGTTCGTTTCTCCTTTTTTTAATATCGGGGTCTTTAAACCTATCTCTCATTTCTTTGTTTCTACATTCCTTACAGTGATACATTCTGTTTAACATATGTCTGTCCGATTTATTATACTCACTAAGAGGTTTAAACTCATTACAGTCTCTACAATGTCTACCGTTAGGGTTCATTAAAATGTGAGTAAATTCAGGTTTAGAATCCGATATTTTTTTATTATACTTTTTTTTATCTTTATTTCTACAAGACTTACAAGCCGATTTGTATCCAGAAGGTTCTTTTTTAGATTTATGATACTCAGACCAAAGTTTATATTCTCCACATTTAGAACATTTTCTACCTTCTGAGCTGTAGTCTAAATATTTCCTAGACACTACTTCTTATCTCCACTAATAGCTTTTAACAACGTCTTAACTTCAGCAGATTTAACCTTACTTTTACCAGCAGGAGATTTACCTCTCACCTTACTGAGTGTGTTATGTAAATCAGAAAAAGCTTTAACGTCGTCTTTTGTAAAATTACCTGACTCTAGTAATTTAGCTAAATGACCTATTCCGTCTATACAAGCTTTCTCTTCAACAGAAACAAGGTCGATATCAGGAATCTCAGCTTCCAAACCGTTCTCAACAATAACCTCTTTTAGAGTCGCGTTTTCTGACTTGAGTTTTACAATCTCTTCCTGTAAAGCTTTTAATTCTAGTTCTAAATCAAGTTGCATAATTACCAGCTTATGTTAGCGCGTTGTTGTTTCTTAGTCTCATTGATATTTATAATACCTTGCTTTTCGCGAACATTACTAATCTCTTCGTTAAGTTCCTCTATAATAGCTTTTATATCCCCATCACGCTTGTCTATCTGCTCTTGAAAAAGCTTTCTATAGTCAGGTAAAGAGTTATGATCTAACCAGTATTTAAACCCTGCTAGAGCTGCAATACAAGCCGCAATAATAGCTTGAGGTAGTGTAGGACTTGCGTAAAAAAAGTAAGGTACTATAGCTAATAGTAGTACTAACGGAAGTGCTTCTTTAATTTGTTTCATTATTTCTCCTGTTTTTTAACTTGAGTTCTTATTTTACTAAGTCGTTGCTTTTCTTTTTGTTTTAACTGCTCTATCTTAAGTTTTTCCAACTTCTCTTTTATCTTCTTAAGCTGCTCGTTATCTTTAGTGACATCTATCGCGCTCATTACTTAATACCTAGTTCCTGCTTCTGCTTTCTTTGCATTTCCCTAGCTAAAGCCTTTCTTCTTTCTTCAGGAAGTCTCTCATCTGGCATAGATTCAACCTTATCTTTCATATCTAACATCTCTTCAAAGCTATCAACTCTGTTTTCCTTAATGTCCTCAACCCTAGCGTCTTTTTTAGCTCTTAGATTGTCGAAGTATTCTTGGTCAGGGTTAACCTCCTCAGACTCCTTCTCTAGTCCAGCTATCTTTCTCAAAGCTTTCAAAGCTCCTTTCATATTCTCCATAGTTTTCTCCTTTCTGATATATAGTTGGTAATCTTAAGGGTGTATTATAAGCTTTATTTACTATATCCTTGTAATTACAGACACTTGTAAAAAATACTTGCAAAAAACCAATTTTTGTGCTAATCTGGGCAGTAGCATTTATCTACTTTGGCAGTAACCTAAAGTAAGTCGAGATTACAGTCCTTAGTTCGACAATAAATAAAAGCTAAGGGACTCTTATCAGTAACCGTCGAGTAAGGGAAACCTGAGTAGGACGAGAGAAAGTGAGAGTATAAGTGTCACCATAGGCACAACCTTTGTAAAGATGTGTGTAGGAAACTAGCGGAGCCTACTTCGGAAGCAGCATTTGGTACTACCTCGAAAGAGAATCCTTTAAGCTTCATGGTTTGAGCAAAGAGTTTAAACTTAGTTATCTAGTAGTAGATAATGCCGCTTCTATTGTCTTAAACTTATTTAAAGAAAGGACTTGACATAAGAGGAGAATTGTGATATCTTATACTGTATGCAGAACTCTTGAAGTATCAGGCGACTACTACCTGACTGGCTTATGTTCTGCATGAGAGCAAGGTGACTCAGTCCTAAGCAAGACTAATAAAAGGCTTTTACAATAAAAGGAAGCTTGATGGTAGTAGGTGAAGTAATTCGTAATCAGGTAATGATGCACATGACATTCGACGAAGAGGAAGCTGAGTATTTAGCGACAGTCCTTTACGACGCTCTAGAAAGAGGTTATGCTATTATGGACTTTTTTGATTACAAAGACGAAGGGGACATCGAATGGGAGTAGTTATAGCTTGTACGAGTTTAGTACTAATTATACTTATTTTAGCTTTACTTAGAGGTTTCTATGTTCACTTCAAATACCCTTTCTTACAAAGTACGATATTAGCACTACTTACTTCGATCCCCACTTTATTACTGGGAGTACTAAATGTGTTAGAATTTTTATTAAGGACTCTTTTCAAGATCACCTTCATTCTAGGAGGAACGGATGAACAAGAAGTCGGGGGTAGAATGACCCAGTTTATGAAGGATTTTAATAGTGATCAAGATCAGGGGTGGTAAAATGTCAGTAGTGTCAGAAAAACACCATGAAAAATCTTACAGAAAAACTACTACGAAGCTAGGGGTGACGTATACTACTAAAACAATCAATAGTGACGGATGAGGTGACTGATGGAAAAAGAAGTACTATATAAGCTTATTGAGCTAGGAGAGCAGTTTAACGAGGACATGAGTCATATGGACAAAATCCGCACCGTACATAAATGGATGGATGAGAACATAGTTATAGTGTCACAGAGTCAGTCCGTCATCAAAACTAACTTTACTAGCGAAGAAGAAGACGTTTTGAAGTATCACCTAGCAGGTAAGCTTTCTGAGGAACTTATGGAAGAAGCGGTCAGGATAGATATAGAACCTAATAAAGTTAGTACGAAGATCGTAGCTTTTAAAAGGAAATAGCTTATGAAACTACCTCAAAGAGCTACCAAGATACTGAAAATACTTAAAGACGTACAAGATGTTATGGACTACTATACGGCAGATCATAACCTCTATGCTGCTGATTTCAGACACATACGAGAGTATATAGAAGAGATCTCCAAATCTAAGAAACTCAGCGAAATAAAAATAGCTACTAAAATAAAAAAGGAACAAGGTGAATAACTATCCGAAATTTAAAGCAGGTGATAAGGTTGTAACTAGATTTGATAGCAAAGCTATAGTAGTGAAATCATATAAACATAACGGTATATTTAAGTATAAGCTGAAGTTTAGTAGTGGAGTAGAAAGTGACTATACCGAAGACGTATTAGAGTTTGACAATAGTCACCTAAAAGCTAATAAAAAGGATATAGAAGTTGATAAGTGTCCTGTATGTAGCTCAGAATGGACTATGACTAAGTTTGGAGCTAGTACTTGGTACGACTGTAGTACCTGTAATAAGACAGCAGAGGAACTTATAGAAGAAGCTGATAAGAAACCAGATAGTAGCTTTAATCAGGACTATGGGTGGTGGAAAGGAGCATTTTAGTCGTCCGTGCTAAATTACTGCGTAATTGTAGCCATTTAGTTACCTGAGCAGTAATATGAAGGTAATACAAATAATAGTAATTAGGTGGTAACTTTCTTGTATTACCGCTTGACTCAAGTTAAAAAATATGATATAATCGTCAAGTAGTGTCGCGATTTTGACACTAAAAGGTGACATGGAACAAGTAGAGATAGTATTCGTAGAAGTAGACTCTGGAGAAGAAATCACCTTCAAAGGAACCATCTACGAAATAGTCTCTGAGATACACAGAAGACAGGTGATATACGGTACAGTAGCTTATTACGTACCTTTAAAGGTAAATACCCTATTGGAGATAGAATGAAAAGTGATCCTAACATAAAATTGTTACTATCACGAAAATAATGTTAGAAAGGAAAAGTAATGGAATTTAGACCATTTGAAGACCCAGAAGAACTTAAGAAAATCGAAGCATACAGAGAAGAACTCATAGCTTCCTTAAATGATTTCGACATAGAACCCGACACTAAACAGTTCATATTACGTAAAATCAGTATTATAAGCGAGAAGTTGCTAGAAGCTGCTAAGCGAGGGGTAAAGTATGGTGAATAAGCTGATTTTAACCATTTTACTACTACTTACAGGCTGTACTACCACTTTACCTGACGGAAAAGTGAACTATTGTCGCCATTTTACAGAAAATATTAAAGTTTGTAAGGATATCAACTACTTCGGTACAGATAATGAAATGTGTAGGTTCTATATTGACCGCAAAGACCCATATAACGACACTACTTCAGAGAAATTTCGTTGCGAGGGAGTATGGTAAGGTTCAAAATAGTCCTAGCAGCTTTTCTGACACTACTAACTTTGGTATTATCTGGTACAGGAGAGAGTTTTAGTGTTGCAATTTTCCAAACACTATGTTATACTACTACAATAGCTTTAATTGTAAGAAGCTATTACGAAGATAAAACATTGAAAACAGTAAAAGTGAGGAACGAATATGATAAAACCAGAAGATAAGTTCATAGACATATGTGAACAGCTTATGTCAGATCTATCAGAGAATTTTTTATTTGGAATAACTCCTATCTTTATGATAGAACCCGGTATGATGATACAAATATTAGCTTCTGACGGACAAGATCCTTACGAAATTGACGAAGACGGACACTCTAGATTGATTAGAGAAATTACTATGAATACTATAAATGGTTCAGTAATACTAAAAGTGAGAGACTAATGTTCGACCTAATGATAAGACGCTTAGATAACGGAAGACTACTAATTCGTAACCCTAAAACAGGTGATATCACTAACTTACCAGCTTCTAAAGCTATAAAATTCCTAGAAGACTTCTTTTCTGAGGAAATTGAAAACGAGGACACTACAGAAACCAATATAGACGACATACGCTCAGAAGCTCGTAAATGGCTCTCTAAGGACTCGGAGTGATAAACTGGTATGGTAAGCTGGGTTTAGGGGTTAAAAGCTCATATAAGCTAAATATGGGCTTCTGAGAAGGTATTTATGGCAACGATTGACGAACTAGAGGAACTTTTTAATAAAAAACTACGACACTTATCTGCTGAAGAGTTATTTGAATACAAGAAAAAGTATGATAAATGGTGGAAAGAAGCTTTGGAGAGGGTAAATAGTGTCGGAGAACCAGTAAAGGAAGACAAATGAGTAAAGTTATTCTAAAAACAACGACAGAAAGCTGGTATGACGATGAGATAGAAGCTTTGATACCTGAGATGGGTATAGAAATAATCTATAATGACGGCGACACTAACGCTTCTGGAGAACTAGAGGTGTTTAAGAGGTTCATGAACGCTAGAGGGTATGCGACTAGTATAACTGATAGAATGGTAGTGTTGTCAAGAGAGGAGTATGATAGTTATTTGAATGGAGATTTAGAGGAATGAAACCAAGTTTGATCTTTTCAAGGAATTAACAGAATGAAGGTAATAGTAGGAAATGTCAGTATTGTAGTAGAATATAAAGAAAAGGTGTATAGATTCAGTAATGAGGAAATAAAAAACAAAGATGAAATAAAAGCACTATTGGAATATATTAAAGATGAAAATAACGAAGTATTAGAGTATGAACCAGAATATGTTATAATAGAAAGTGAAAAACTACTAGCTAGAAAATTTATTATGATAGATGTAGGAAACGAAACTAAATTGGTAGAAATGCTAGAAATATAGTGTATTAACTATTTAAAGCTTTTAAAAAATATGGAGAGGTATGGAAAATCTAGATACTGGGAACTATTTTATCAATATATTCCCTATACATAAGAAAATAGCTATATATGAAGAGGGTAAAATAGTCAGTACTCCATTTTGGAAACGCGACTATATAAAACCTCCTAAGTTACTAAAATTAGTAGAGATGGAAGATTTTTTTCAACTATTTGTAAATAGTGTAGTAAAATTAAAAGTGATGAATATAGAATTAGATAACCATTGTCCTCCGGGATCACCTGAAGATTGGGAGGAGCAGGCTTTAGAGGACTTGATAAAGAAGTTGGAGTAACAGAGTATGAAAAAATCTGACACTAAAATAATACTAAAGTTATATCCTACAAGAAAGAGAACTTCTGAATCGATAGGTTCAAAAGAAGCATTTGAACAAGATTGTAGTTATTTCAAGAGGTTGAGTAACGAATTATACGCGAATAAGTCTGATATGTATTTACAATTTGGTAACTATAGGATATATTACAGAGATAACATAGAAGAGTATCCTCATAAAATACAAGGGTTTAGAGCAGATGTGGTAGAGATATTTAACAATTGCGTAAGTGATGAGATTCTTCATAGTGTAATAGCTCCCATGCAAGCTGAGGTTATCAGTATTGATAAGGAGTATTTGAAATGAAATCTGACACTAAAATACCAGTAGAAGACGTAAAGAAAGCTATTGTGTACTATTCTAGAAAAGTTGGTAAAACGGGTAATATTGGCATCGAATTGGGTATAGCAGCTTCTTTGAGTGAAAAAGAGGGTGATATGATTAAGTTACCTGAGAAGTATGTAGAGTTGGTAAATAGTGTATTAAGAATAGAAGGGTTGTAAAAATATGAAACAACTTGAATTACCATTAGAGTGTAAAAATGAGGATCATAATTGGTCACACTGGAGACATGGGTTATTAGCACAGTCTCATACAGTAGTAAGTACTTGTAATATTTGCGGAGAAGAAAGGTTGCTTGTTCCTAGAAGTTCTGAGAATACTGATAGTTTTGTTAAAGCAACTAAGAAGTTAGTGAATGACTATATTAGGAAAATAGTGTATTAAAAGTAAAGTTATGAAAATGGTTCTCTCAGTATACCACTACTTTATAACCCAACCATAATCCCCTTACCCCCTACCCTCCCCTAAACAAAAACTATTTATAAACAAATCTTATTTACCCCCTGCAAATCCTATACCACTAAACAAATCCTGTTTACAAAATACTCCTTGGCTCCCACTACCTAAACATATTCTATTTACCACCTCACATCCTCCATATGCTCACCAGATACCAAACGCTACTTATCATATAGGTATAAATCACGACACTATATAGAGCTTATTAAGGACTAATAACAAGGTATTTTAGTAACTACTTGATATCATTAGAATAGTGAATAAAGTTTAAAAAAGTGTTGACTCTGATTTTAGTTGTGGTATACTGATTATGACGCAACGCATAAGGAGCTTATATGTTTACAATGCAAGAACTATTATACTACTATGAAAACAATGTTATAACTTATGAGAGTTATGTATATGAGTTAAATAAGTTGTTTAATAAAGCTTGACAGGTTATGACGCAATGTGTTATGATGAATAAACAAACAAAAGGGTATATATGAAACAACTAAAAGAATTTATCATCTTATCAGCAGAATTAAGCACTTTATCAGCTAGAAATAACCACCAACGTACAGAGCTACTAGATTCCATGTTACAAGAGCTAGAACTACCTTATAAGCAAATACAGGGCTGCTACAAGGGGAGTACGGAAGAAAGCTTTATGGTGATATTTAAGAACGAGGAAGAATTTGAAGCTATTAAGGACTTTGCTTTCAAGAGCTTTGATCAAGAGAGTATACTTGTCAGAGACTATAAAGGAGAAGCTTCTTTATTATACCAAAATGGTAAGACTGAAGTACTAGGTAAGTTCAAGCAGGTTAATGATGTAAGTAACTTATATGCTTATAGTGTTGTCAATGGTGAATACTGGACCATATAAATATTAAGAAATAACTAATAGGAGTAAACTACGACACTACTAGAACTAAGTTATATCAGGCTCTAATTGGTAGCTAATTTAGCTGAGGTGAGCTTCTAGTACCTAGGTCTATACCTAAGGTAGGGTTGGAACTAAAATGGCGTATAAGACTTGTGAGAGCTTTGTAGTAAATAATATTTATTTAGGAGGTAAATTGTGACAATACAGGAAATTGATAAGAGGTTAAACGAGTTACGAGCTGAAAGGACTAGGTTAATAAATAGTATTGATAGGATACCAGTCTCGGTTACTAAGTGGGATGGTGGTGAAGAATATGGTAGGGTGCTCAGGGGTCTAGAAAACGTTGAAAGTACTATAAACATTAACATTCATTTACGTACTAAAATCTTAACTAATTTTTAGCCTGTTATACACTCTCTCTCATAACAGGTTACTATATCGCAATGCTACGAAATGGAATTTGTAGTGTTGCATTTTTATAAACTATTACTACTTGCTTATAGTAGTGTTCACAAAAGGAGTATTTAGTGTCAGATTATAAACTTATTCACTTGGTTATGCAATGTTGTTTTGCTGGGTTGTTTGTTATAGTGTTGAGGTTGTTACTAGGTTAGTGTGGTGATTCGGTAAAGTAATTAGTGTTGAATTTTGGGTATAGAAAACTTTACCTCTTAGTGTGGCGAATATGCTAAGTGGTTGTTTTCATGTTACTACTTATCTTTAATTCCCGTAGTAAAATGCTTGTGAATTTCAAGTACTTAGAGCAACGCTTTCCGCTAGTTAGTTCTGGCTTTCCTAATCTAGTATTCAGTATTAAAGTATTTCAGCTTTAATTCTACCCTAAACTTCTTTTGTTTAGTATCGCCCTGAATCCTCTTAGCCTTTCGGTCGTTTCCTTCCTTTCGGTCATTTTTAACGGTCGTCGGTCTTATACGTTCTTTTTATTTAAAACCTCACTAATTTTTAATGAAGCGGTTTTTCTATTTATGTTTGGTTCAAATTTAATGCCTAGTTTTTTCATCAACTCTTTTTGTTTACTTGTAGCTTTTTTAGGCTTGTAAACTCTCTCACCACTTTGTCGTCTTAACTTTTCTAGTTTGTTTCTTTTACCGTGATCAAGCTTTGACATAAGTTTCCTTTCCTTATATAGTTGTCAATATTAAGTTATTTATACCTATACAATTTTTAGATAATAACTATCTAATTTCAATATAGCTCTATTTTCAAGCATTTAGTGAATTATAGCATAAACCTAGTTTATTGTCAAGGTTTACTATATCCGTAGCTTTTCCGTAGTAAATATTTACAAAATAAGTAAAAAAGTTGTTGCAATATTTAACGCAGTGTGTTATACTTATTATAGGAACTGACAAGGGGAAAATATGAGCAACAAAATCAAATTAATGAGAGATTCAGAAACTGGTCGAGTTTACAAGCTTCCTATAACTGATATAAACGACCTTATTGAGCTAAGTTTAACCGCAGATGAAAGCTTAAGCGTGGAAGTAGACTTTTCAGTATTTGTTGACGATAAGGAATATATAGTGTATGATTGTAGCGTTGCGAATAGAGATATCATGTTGTATACAGAACAAGGGTGTCTAACTTACCTTGTAGATAGTTACGGAGATGAACATACTATAGAACTTTTTAACATAGAGGAGTGAATTATGAAAAAGGTACGTTTTGAAACATGGTATTGGGGAAATTACTGTTTAGCACCTAATGAAATGAAGCTCCCCAAAGGGTTTGAAGAATACAATGAAAAAGATCACGGGTGGGAAAATAGTGAGGAATTTAAGCTGTATGGAACCCGTCAAATGAATTATGATAAGTATAAACCAAGTCATATAAAGGAATTTTTAGAATCTACTTATTATAGAAATTACTCAAAAACTACTTGACTAACTTTGACACTATGTGCTATAATATAAGTAACAAAAGGGGAAACATGAACTTAACAACTATTTTAACCCAGCAAGAAAAAGCATGGGAAAAACATTACTTACTAGAAAAAATCAACGAACTAGAAACTAAAATCTTTGTCTACTCGGATAGGGATAGTGTCAGAACTAAGGAGCTTGAAAAGGAGCTTCATGAACTTAACATGCAATATCTTGACGAAATGGTAAAGGAGTAATATGAAAAAATATGAGCTAATTAAAACAGAGACTAAAGTAAACTTCATGGGAGTAACTTTATTTAGAATTAGACGGTTATCTACAAAAGAAAAAGGTGGTTGGGTAGAATCTGAAAAAAACTTAAGTCAATATAATGATGCTTGGGTGTCTGGTAATGCTTGGGTGTCTGGTAATGCTAGGGTGTCTGGTAATGCTTGGGTGTCTGGTAATGCTTGGGTGTCTGGTAAT